CGGTGTCTCTGCTCAGATTGGCTCAAGCGGTGACTCTGCTCAGATTGGCTCAAGCGGTTACTATGCTAAGATTGGTTCAAGTGGTGACTCTGCTCAGATTGGCTCAAGCGGTGACTCTGCTAAGATTGGTTCAAGTGGTAACTATGCTCAGATTGAGAGTACAGGTAATCATTCTGTTGTTATGGCTGCTGGTAACAATTCTATTGCTAAAGCTAAGATAGGAAGCTGGATAACACTTGCCGAATGGGATTGCATTAATGGAGTCTTGACTCCTATCTGTGTAAAAACAGAGCAAGTAGATGGCGAACGTATCAAGGCTGATACATTCTATAAACTGGTTAATGGTGAATTTAAGGTAGTTGAGGAATAGAATGACACAGAAAGATTTAGCAGAAGAATACGCAAACGAAAGATTGCAAGGTAGGTTAAGTGGAAATGAAATATTATTTTCAGACAATACAGTCTTCACAGAAGACGACATCATGGTAGCTTTCAACGCAGGGCGTGAGAGCGTGGTGGAGAATATGCCTGAATTGGAGTGGAAGATTTTATCCACTGAAGGAGAGTATCACTCGTTTTGTTTGTTTGGTTGGAGTTATAGGGTAATGCTAAGTTTTAATAAATTTGCCTTATTCTATAACAGTCACTTTTTGAGGTCTTTCTTATCCGCTAAGGAAGCCAAACATGCAGCAAACGAACACTATAAGAAACAAATTAAACAAGCATTGGGGTTATGAACGGAATAACAATAAACGATAAGCAGTACATCTTCATTGCAACAAACGAAGATTATATTATCCATTGTGACAAGTGCGATTTAACCAAAGATGGACACTCTTTATCATGCAATGCTTTGTGTGCGACCTTTCACGAGTTAACATGTGGACGTGGCGGGTACGGAGTTTTCAAAGAACTAATAAAGTAAAAGAAATGAAATTATGAAAACTTACGTAATTACACTATCAAGAAATTTCCTTGCAAATCACAAACGAGCAGGTGAAGAGACACATTTCAAAGAGAAGTTCATACTTGGACAGGGGCTTACAGATTATAATACTCCGTCCATGGCGAAGATACACACTATCAGAGCGAATTACCCTCTATGGGAGAAACGCATTAAGGAAGTGCAGGAGGGACGTGCTGTATTATCCATTCGGCAGTGGACAGGTAAGCCGTATAGAAGTAAGCAGGTGGAAATTGCAACACTAACAGCAGAAAGCGGTATAGGTGTTCAGTTAATGGAAGTGACAAATGATTTTGCAGAGTGCATTGTCGACGATCATCATCATAGCTATGTTGCTGTTGCTATGAACGATGGATTGCATCCTGCCGATTGGATTGACTGGTTTAGTTCCTACGATTTTTCAAAGCCTATGGCTATTATTCACTTTACGAAATTCAGATACTAATAAAAGGAAATGAATTATGAAAATAAAGAATGAAGCGGAACTATTAAACGAGTTCTGCGGAAAAGATTATTTGCGCCCATTGTTACATACTCCATTTTACAATACAAAGTATGACAAAGTGTGGTGTACGAACGGGTATGTTCTCCTTGAGATTAACCCTAAAGTTCTTACTAAAGACTATCATAAGGATGAACTCCGATTTTCTGAGTTAGAATGTCCATGTAAGAAGAAAATAACCATTAAGGCAATAAACAAGGCATTAGAAGAATGTCCGAAAGTTGACGAGGAAATCGTTGTGAGTAAGGAAGTAAAGTGTAAGGAATGTGAAGGGTTCGGAGAGGTTACTTGGGAACATACAGACAATGACTTGCATACGCACGAACTCGAAGCAGAATGCCCAATATGTTATGGTAAAGGATATATTATCCCTGAAAAAACAAAGAAGACGGGGAGGAAGATCACTAAAGAGGACGCTATTATATCCATTGGCGATGCTCTTTTCTTTGCACGCAACGTCAATAAGCTAAAATTTGCGATGGATTTTCTTAACATCAAGTCCGTAATGTTTACACATAACCCAAACAAAGGTGCTAACAAGTTCGTTCTAAACGAAGATGTATGTATCTTTATTAACCCCATGTATAGTTTAGAAGAAAAGCCACATGACGCAGTGGTAGAATTAATTGATTAATGTATGAAGATATTAGTACAATTTAGCGGAGGCAAGGATAGTCAGGCTTGCCTTATCAAGGCGGTAAATGACTACGGCAATGAAAATGTGGTTGCATGTTTTTCCGACACAGGTTGGGAGCACGAAGACACTTACACGCATATTCACAATGTTTGCAACCAATTAGGTGTAGAACTTATTACGCTCAAAAGCAGGAAGTATAAAGACTTTGTGGATATGTCTATTAAGAAAGGAAGATTTCCATCAACAATGGCAAGGTTCTGTACTTCTGAACTGAAAGTAATACCGATGATTGATTACATCCTCTCGCAGGATGATAGCTTTATAATCATTCAGTGAAAGGGTTGTATCATAAGAAAGCGGTGTTGGAATGGTGCAAGACACACGACGCAAGCGTGTTACGTCCCATATTCCATTGGACAGCACAGGAGGTGATAGACTACATACTTACTAATGACCAACGACCAAATCCTTTGTACGAACGTGGTTTTTCACGTGTTGGTTGCTTTCCTTGCATTATGTGTAGAAAGCGTGAGGTACAGTTGATTTCAAAAGACGAATGGGCAAGAAAACGGCTAATAGATGCAGAACAACGAATGAAAGATGAAACAGAAAGAGGTTCGTCGTTCTTTACACCGACATACATTCCTAAACGTTTCTGCGCAAATGGTGAATATCCCACGGTGCAGGAAGTGTTCAAGTATGTAAATCGTAATGACGCACAGCTTGATATGTTTGAGCCAGACGGAGGATATAGTTGTATGAGCCTCTATCACGGTTTGTGTGAATAACGAATAAATAAATGCCAAAGCTGATAGTATGGACGAATTAAGAAGAGAATATATCATTCCCGTGCATTTAAGTCATGTGGAAGTGATTGACTGTTATCTACCTAACAGAAAGAGCAAATCACGTGCAGGGCCAACGCCCTACGCAAGTAAGAGAAAAAAGAAACGTAAAAAGTAAAATAGTATGGATAAAAATAAAATGATAGAATGGATAGGCACTCAGAGGCAAATAGAAGAATTATGACAGAAAAAGAATTTAACGAGTTAGTACTCGAACTTGAAAAGCAAGGGTACAAAAAGACAACATCGACGCCTTACGGGAATGAAGATTTCCATTATTACAATTCTTTTGGTGAGTCGGATTATGATATGGGACGTCATAATTATGTCGTCTTATTCCTATTGTATGATTGGAGACGAAATTCTCCTTCGATATTGGAGGCTTTTGGAGTAGATATTAGAGTAGTTGTAAGCCGAGTCCCCGATGAGCATATAGTGTTCTCGATTCCTCTATGCGAGCAGACGATTGAGGATATAGAACAGAAAGCACAATCATTCTTTGAATGGTGCGAGAAGAATGTGAAATTAACAACAAAATAAACTATGGAAATAAAATTGCAATGTGGTGATACGATCAACATTCCAGAGTGTTGCAAGGCAATCGTAAAGGACGGATGTGTGGTCATTGAGAAAGGTCAAGAGTTTAAGGACGGGGACATTCTCGTATCTGTTGAAAATGGGGAAAGGTATAATGCTTTTATTTACAAAAGTACGGATAAAAGGGGTTTCCACTCATACTATGTTGGATTAGATGTATGCGGTCAGCTTTCTATCAGTGACTCTCCAAGCGATAGGTGGTGCAGTAGTAGTTTATCCTACGCTACCGAAGAAGAAAAGCAATTGCTCTTTGATAAGATGAAAGAGCAAGGCTTGCGGTGGAATGCAGAAGAGAAGCGGGTGGAGCATATTAGGTGGAGAGCAAAGAAAGGTGAAAGATATTACTCTATTAATTTGGTCATGCAGAGTATACGTTTTGTTGAAAGGGGAGATATTTGCGATAACGGACTTTGGAATGCTCTCGTCTACTTCCGCACTGAAGAGCAAGCAAAAGAAGCTGTAAAGCGTGTGAAAGAAACCTTGCGACAATACCATGAAGAAATAGGGGGGTAGCATGAAGATAATATACAATAAACGCTTTCCCTTTAAGGGTTACAAAGCAATTACCTTGTTGAAGTGGATAATCGTAAGGGAGGATGCAAAAGAACACTTCACAGTAGAAAATTACAATCACGAGTGCATACATTATGAACAAGAAAAGGAACTGTGGTTTGTCGGCTTCTATCTGTTATATATACTTGAGTTCCTATTTGCGTTGCTCTATTTCTGCAACTGGCATAAGGCATATCGTAATATCTCATTTGAAGTTGAGGCTTATACATATCAAGATGATTTGAATTACTTGCAACATCGTAAAAGGTTTGCATGGAGCAAGTTTGATTGGTAGCCTCAACCACCAAAAGATAAAATCGAACAACCTTATACGATAACTATATTTGCAAATACTTTAATATCTTGCAAGAATTGGAAAGAAATGGAAAAGGACATACGCTTTACAGGTTATACTGCTGTCCCGTCTGATTATGAATGTTCAGACGGAGAGCTGACACAGGCATACAACCTCATCAATGAAGATGGGGCATACAAATCACTGCTTGCGCCTAAGACACTACTACAGCTTGGGGAGAATAAGAAAGTTATTTATTTACACAAAACAGCTTCCTTCTCTAACTATATCATACGTGATACTAAGACCTCTGAAATTTATGCTCTCAGCGCAAATAAGAAACTATTTGAAGAGGCAGAGTTGCTTGGAACTTTTCCATCACTTTCTCATGTGAACTCAATAGGAAACACCTTGCTGCTCTTCTGTGAAGAATATATCCTGTATTTCCTTTGGAAGAAGGGACAATACTCTATGCTTGGAAATCATTTACCAAATCTACAACTATCGTTCGGGCTTAGGGGTAAGCCTCGTATATATTCTCTCTCTGATGAAAGTCATTCTACCTTTAAAGTAGAATTTGAGAAGATAGATGAAAGTAAACTGTACGAAGTGTGGACTGAAGAAAATCAGAAGAAAATCACTTCGCAGATTATGGCAAAAGTGAACAAATTCCTTGCTAACCAAACGATAAAGGAAGGGCGATTTGCCCTTCCCTTCTTTGTCCGTTATGCCTTAAGATTATATGACGGTTCTTTAGTGTGTCATTCTGCTCCTATTCTAATGAACCCATCAACAAAAACAGCACCTGTTGTCTTTTGGAATAGAGTTAGTGGTAAGGGTGGATATTCTGAGGCTGAATGCGATATTATGTTGGTTTCAGCAGGGCTCGATTATCAACTCCTCCCAGACGGAGAAAACTCGTATATTCGAATAAACGATTGGAAAGACATTGTCACCTCTGTTGATGTTTTTATTTCCAAGCCAATATATACCTACGACCAAAATGGAAACTGCAAGTCTTTTGCAGATGCTGATAATCTTGATACTAAATTCATTGGTGCATTGGATATCTCAAAATTCTCTGGGGACTATACACCGGTATCAAATGGACTTGTGGATGTGTTCGTAAGGAAGATAGCTGAAGATACAGCGCTCTTACCTATCTCTGTTAACGGGGTAGACCTCACAAGTAACACACCTGGAGGACGTGAGAACCCTTTAGGTCAAAATTATGTAGAATGGAAATACAGCAAGCTATACACTCTTTTCTTCTCAAGAGATTCAACCTATCCAAAAACAACTATTAGTTTACCAGAGTATCCTGATGATAAGAATAGAGAGATGCTGGAAAATGTACAGAATTTCTATTTTCTTAAATCTATCAATATTAATGAGCTCTCTACAAGAGAGCGCAAAGATATTGTCGTGAACAAAGAGTATCTTCAATCACTGACTACAAGAGAGGCTATGACGGATGATTATCTTTCGCACGACCAAATTACCGCTAAATATTCACAGACATATAATGGCCGATTAAACCTGTCTGGAATACGACGTGAGTTGTATCAAGGATTTATGGCGGCATCTATGTTCTCTTATGCTAATAACAGTGCACCAAGCTGGGCTTTAACTAATGGAAAGATTATAATAGACTTTGGAGCATTAGCTTTTCGTGATATATATATACAGACTATGATAGAAGAAAATGGAGAGAGATTTGTAGTGAATAGCTATACAAGCTCACATCTTGCTCCTTATATGTCAAGTATGTATACTAATGGGGAATATGCTCCAACATCATGGGGCTGCTACCTTTTCTATCCTAATACACATGCTACTATGATGCGTATACATGCAGGTGTAGAAACATACGAGGTGAAACTTAAGCCGCACGAATTCCTTAATGGTGCATACGCCGTCCTTGATTATGAGCTTACAAGGACACAGAATACTACGCATACAGAACCTCCGACAAAACTTGAAAATATTATAGATGTAACTAACAAAATATATACATCAGAAATAAATAACCCCTTCTATTTTCCTGTTACAGGCATAAACACTGTTGGTACAGGTAAAATTTTGGGTATATCTACTGCAGCAAAAGCGCTATCACAGGGTCAGTTCGGACAGTTCCCACTATATGCTTTCACAGATGAGGGTGTATGGGCATTGGAGGTAAACTCATCAGGTGGATACTCTGCCAAACAACCTATCACACGTGACGTGTGTATATCTTCAGACAGTATCACGCAGATTGACACTGCGGTACTCTTCGCTACCGATAGGGGTATAATGGAAATATCTGGTTCACAGACGCAATGTCTGACCGATATTATTAATGGTAACGATTTCTTTCCGCTTGACCGTCTGCCTGGACTGTCTAAACTCTACCCAGATGGAATTCCTCAAGTAGATTGTACCTTCTCAGAATTTCGCAAAGGTTCACGTATGTCTTACGACTATGTAAATCAGCGTATAATAGTGTTCAATGAAAATAAGAACTACGCTTATGTCTTCTCTATGAAGTCTAAGCTATGGGGTATTGTAGCCTCATCGCTCATTACTGCTATTAATTCTTATCCTAATGCGTATGCTATGGCAAAGGTAAAGACTGTTGGGAGTGATGGCAAACAGGAGGTGACAAACAACTGTCTTGTGGACTTATCACGTTCTACTGAAACACATCAGAAAGGCTTGATTGTAACTCGACCTATAAAGTTGGATGTCGCTTCAATGCTTAAAACATTCGATACAGTGTTCCTCCGTGGACTGTTTGGCAAGGGGAAAGTACAGGTAATTCTGTATGGCTCACGAGACAATATCAACTGGCATCTCGTACATTCAGCTAAGCAACATTATCTAAAAGGCTTCCGTGGAACGCCTTACAAGTATTTTCGTATAGTCGCAATAACCGACCTTTCTATTGGTGAAACATTAGTCGGTGCGTCTGTTTCCTATACTCCACGACTTATAAACCAACTTCGATAACTTCTTTTTTTATACGTCCATAATTAAAGGGCAGGTCTGCGTGATGCAGGTCTGCCCTTGCTCTGTTCATCTGTATTCTATTAGAACACTGACAATCGACGACGTACTCTGTTTACTCTGCTATGTAATGCCACTCGTATCTGTCTTTCCATATCTTCTGCCTTGACCGCCCAAGTTTCAGCCTTAGCAGGATTGGTAATACTCATCCAGTCTGCCACTGTATAACAAACGATATACTCATGGATAAGCTTAGATAACAAGTTGAGTGTTGTCTGAGAAAAGTCGGCAGGAAGACTAAGGACAATGCCGTAGGTAGGCTGCTCTTTCAAGACATTATCAAGCTCATGGTTGCTAATCTCATTCTTTGTGTACGGATATAGCAACTCCTTGCATTGAGCTACTGTCAAATCAAGTAATCGTGTAACCCTGTTCACATTACCCTCTTCGCCAACATCTTGCACTGTATGCTTGGCGTGTAGGTTGTCAGTCTGCATAATATGACCTTCGATATAGGAGTAATTCTCGATATCATACAATAACTGGCTACGCTTAAAACCAAGTACAGCCTCTATGTTGCCGTTCTTATCTGTGTAACAGCCAAAGATATTACTTTCGTCTGCCTGCATAAACTTTATATTTAATCTGTCGGTGTCTTTGGTCTGCTGCGTTTGCTCACAGACTGTTGAATAGAAGCCATACTACGAGTTGCAAGAGCTATGTACTGCTCTGCATCTGCTTTGTTCGTGACCAGATACCACTCAGCAATAGCTGTGTTCTTCAGATAGTCATGCACAGCTTCACCAATTCCTGCCGTTGCTGCTTCGTTGAAGTTACTCGGCATGGTAAGGTTAAGTTCCAAATTGTGACTACCATCAAAGTGGCTATTATCGGTGGTTGTTCCGTCTTCATCAAGATACTCTGCAAGCTCGGTTTTCACCTCTGCAAAGCCTTTCTTGATACTTCGGAGTATCTTCTCACGGTTCTCCTCGTCCTCACTGGCAAACATCGAAGCTACCTCTTTGTGGTTCTCCTTGTTCTGAATGGTACGACCACGAAGAAAGGTCTCGTTCATAATGTCGTAAAGCAACCACGATATTTTGATAGTTGCTCTTACAGGTTTCTTTGCACCTAATGTTGGGGTTGGCATATCTTTGTTATTTGAAATTGTTAATCTGTTGGTAACATAGGACGCTTACGAGCATAAAGTAGTCGTTCTACATTAAGCATTATTTCAGCAGCCGTCGAAAAGTATTCCTTAGCTTCTCCTTTGTTGGCAAATCGAAACCATTGTGCCGTAATGGATGCTATGAAGAAACTACGCAGCGAACTCTGAACACTTTCCTGCAATGTCTTGTCCCACGATTTGCTTACTTGTAATTCTGCCTTGTAGTTCTTATCTACATCGGTCGCACCGCTCACAAGCATTTCTTTCAAGTCCTCATTCACGGCTGTTACACTCTCATCCCAGAAGCGACCCAATTCCTTGAAATCATCATCAACGGCAAGAATGCGATTTCTCGCATTCTCATCTCCGTCTATTAGTTTTGAACCTGTGTAGTCCGTTGCTTTTGCTACCTCGTTGTACACATCGCTCTGTGAAATAGTTATGGTTATTGTTTCCATCAGAAAGAGATTAGAGAGTATATAATTCCAATTCCAATATAGGGCTTAAATCCTTGTACTGTTGTCCCATATCCGCTGGATATACCTATATGCCAATGCTTAGGAGGCTTCCTTATTGTTATTACCTCACGCTTTGGGTAGACGAAAATGCTGTCAAGTCGAGCATTTACACCACTGATATATGCCGTATAGTCTTTATCCTTATATACGGATTGCAGCATGGGTAATTCTATTTGTACACTATCTTGGTCTTTTTCACATAATACTATCTGTTCTAAAGTGTCTGCTCTAATGCGTGGTAAGGTATCGAGCATAGCATTTCTCAAAGTTTCCTTTAAGTGGGCTACGCTAACAGATACCTTTGTAGTCCCATTAGACTTCACAAATACTGGTGCAGGATTATGGTACTTAATAGTATCAACATAGCGCACCGTGTCTGTGATAGTCTCGTGCAAAGGCTTTCCCCCTGTGTGTTGTGTTCCCCTGCCAAGGAAAAACGCAACACACGCAAGAATGATTACGGGTATAATACCCCACAAAAACTTCTTCATATCAGTTCAAAATGGTTTGCACAAATTTAATCTATACAAAGTATCTAATCGTTTTATCTGTTGCTAAAGATTAGCATACTCTTCTTTCGCATTAAAGCACGGACAAGCTTTCATCCATTCGTTAGATGTTATCTTTCCATCTTTATTCAAGTCTGGAGAGAAATCCCTATGACCCTGAATAACCGCTGTAGGGTACTTCTTGTGTAGCATCTTCAACAGCGAGCGTAGACTTGCTTTCTGTGCGTCTGTACGGTTGTCAGTTGGTTTGCCGTTAGTATCAATACCACCAATATAAGCGACATTGATAGAAACAGAATTGAAGCCCTTAACGCCATTGCTTACTTTGTCTTCATCAAGAAGCTGTGTTATCTTGCCGTCTGGCGACACCACGTAATGGTAGCCAGGATTAACCCAGCCCTTACGCTTGAACTCTTGCTTTAAGCCCTCAATCGTCATAGACTGGTGGCTTGCGGTGCAGTGAACCGCAATGTATTTAATATTTCTCATATTACTTCTCCCTTGTTAATTTTGCTACAGCTGCCATACCTGCTGCTGCCCCTACGAGATATGGATAAATCTTTATCCACCATTCTGGAGGTGTTGCCGCTGCTGCTGTCATAGCGGTATGAATGGCTACAGCAACAAGACTGACACCTGAACCCAATACGACAATATTCTTAAAAAACTTCGGTGTTGTCGCTCTCCACCTGCTTATAATACTTTTAAATGATGCTTTCATTATTCGCCTCCTTTCTGTGTTATATGACTATCCATATTAGGTCGGTCTGCCTTGATGTCATTAAGGTGCGATACCTTAATGTTTATCTCACCAAGCATCGACTTTATTTCTTTCATATCCTCTTGAGAGCCTACGAATAACTGGTGGTCGTTCATAACTTGCACCTCGAGTATTGATATGCGTTGATTGAGCTGCACCCATGAGCCTGCAACGGCTACAATGATTGAGCCAATAACACCTATCATTGCGTTTCTTATGCCTTTATCCATTGCCATATTATAGAAGTTTTACCAACGTTCTTACTCCGAAGCCTATAGCTACACCACCGACTGTCAGCCCCCAATCAATGATGTCTGCCTTTCCGCCCCACAGTCTATCTTTAAGTTCAAGTGCGGTTGCTACTCCTATACCTGCATACGCTGCACAATACAAGCTATTAGCACCAGCACCGATGAGTACACCACCTATAAGGTGTTTGTACCTGTTACTTTCTTTAAGCCATTTAATTACTTTCTTCATCTTGTTTTTACAATAAATTTCTACAAAAATAATATAGAAAAAACGATTGAAAGGTTTATGTTTGTAATTACGATAGTAAAGATATGATGAGGCTGCCTACTAAAGTGATGTAACATATCCCTTCTGCAATAAATGTAGCATTCTCTTTCCAGCTCTTGCGAATGAATACAAGCGGGAACAACACCCACAATATGAGTAACCATGGTATAAGCAAAGCTACTACAATCTGACTTGCTAATCCAAAGAGATAACCGCCTACATAGTGTAGCACTTTGTTTTCAGTCCTGTAACAAGGCGAAGCAGCTACCATTAACAAACCTACACTCATCAGTCCTGCAATATAACCCTGCTTAGGCGGTAAGGCATGAAGAGAAGAGAATAACAAGATTGCTGCCGTCATTGTTGCCCACAACGAAAAGCGAACATCACCTACATAATAGCTGAAACTACTCACACTATCTGGTAACTCCTTTGCTTTCTTAGCTGCTACTATTGCCATTGCAACTGAAAGCACTACCGATAAAATGATTAAGTAAACCATGACTGCATATCCTTTTTATAAATCATATCCTTTTCTGCCCAGCCCTCTGCAAGCGTATTAGTTACAAACGAAATGGCAGATAAATAAAAGTCTTTCAGGTCCTCCTTTGTGCTAAACTGACGATACTTAGGATCGTTCTCCTGTCCGAACTTGAACGTTACAGGTAGGTTTCCTCCATCCGTAAGCATACACAAGTCAAAAGCAGCTTTGTAATTAAACTGATTCTCTGATGATAGATATACAATATTACCCTCATAGATAAACCCTGCAAGTATCTTTTCATCAGTTAGCTTGTTGACATGTGTGGTTATATCGCCCTTTAACTCTTCTTCTGTAGGCTTGTGCCCATAGTCCTTACGCCAGCAGTAGCCGTTTTCGTCTTTGTCTTTGTCAAAGCCATAGAACAACACGTAGTGGTCATCAGATAGACGTAACAAACTGTCGTTACGTTCCTTGGTTCCGTACGCCTTAAAAAAGTCTGTATTCATAGATGTATATTGTAAGTGAATTTATATTTGAAGCTTTTAACTCAAGCGTAAAGCGTGGCGGATTTTCGCCCACCGACGCTTTGCGCTTTTACGCTTTATTCGTTTATCTCAACTTTTCCACGGAAGGCAAGCCGAGAACTGGCGTTCGCACCAGACTGCGATGATGTGTTATACGCATACGCAAAGACGAGACCGCCAGTCGTACTCGCATTGCCATACGAACGCCCGACAACACGGCTTCTTGAATGAGTATACCATTGCCCATCGGCATAGTTGGATGCCCATCTGCTATTATCAGAACTTACTCTTGAAGCGATGATATCACAATAGCGTCCATGTCTTACACGTGCTATACAGTAATTGCTGTCTTTTGTTCCTTGCACAAGGCGTTCTGTCTTGCTGATTGGGTCATAGATATGCCATATAGCGTCTGTCGGATAAGTGTTAACCTCTACTGTCTTGTCTTTCATATACTGACGATAAGACGGTATGTTCACGGCAACATTATCTTCCCACTCATAATAGACACCAAAGAAACTCTCAAAACCTAAGCACTTTGTTCCTCTGCCATCTTCACGTCTACTATCAGAGTTACCAATATCATCACGATAGCCTGTAACATCACTAGTACCATTGCCATAACCACAAACCAACTGTGAATCACGTGTTCCTGACAATGAGAACCAGAGAACAGCCATCAGCTTAGACATATCATAGTCTACCATCTGATATCCATTCCCTCTGCGGTGTGCAAGATTCTGGAAATCCTTATATGTGAACTCCATTTTGCGTACAGGTGTGTTGGTTGCATAACCTTCCTCGTCATATAGCCATTCAGAAGATGTACGGTTATTATTACTACCTCTCTGTACTGTTGCTCCAGATACAGAACGCAGTCTAAGTAGACTATCTACTGATGCTTGATAAACACCCAATAGCCATGGTTCATTGCGTACCCAATCTGGTTCAATGGCTTCTATCTCTGTACTGTCTACTGCAATAGCCTCTAATTCAGAGTTTACATTACTTGACGAGAATACAAACTCATTAGCGCCTTGTGGCACATCTATAAAGACATAGTCTCCATCGATGAAGTCAAAGGCGGTATTGCTTATTGCAAGATTGTACTTCGATATGATAGTGCCAGCTGCATTAAGGAAGCATGCGCCTACAGTTGCATTATTCATACCTGGCCATCTAACTTGCTTCATTCCTGCAACATCAATTTTGTAAACGTCTACATTTGATACCTCTGCAAGAACACCAGCACTATCCAACGTACTTTCGTTTAATCTGATTTTTTCAGACATTACACCAGTATTAGCCTTTAGGATTATATCTTTCAGCTTCTTTCGTGTGACACGCTTAGCTGTAGATAATGGCTCCGTTGTCAGACTACTCCATGCGATATATTTCTTCTGATTTTTGAAGTCATTGATACCTTTATACCACATTGCAGGACAACGCATCATCACGTCAAAGCCGTCGGCAGTCTTATCGGTATAGTCAAATTCAACCCCATTGGCAAGGTTGTGATAATTCGTTTCTGATACCTTAACGCCCTCCCACACATTTCTTTCTGTGTTGAGCTTTCCCTTAACTGGTATAAGCTGCTGTCTAATCTTAGCTACGTGCGCACTTGGTACAAAGTCATTAGAGAACATCTGACCTGTCTCATTGTCAAGGTTGCTAATATTAGCAGGGTCATCAATAGTATCATCAAAGACTATCAGTGAGTATTGCGACTGATGTATTGTCAAGTTTGGGTAATACTCTTTCAAAGCTGCAAGCTTACTATCCTCAATATACTTCGTGAGCGTCCATGTTCCACTTAAACCATCACAGATATTAATGTGTTCCGAATTAATACCACGTGTACCCATTTCTTTCATTGCAGATAGTACGGTATCTTTCTTTGAGCACTCAACATCCTTTATAGAAATGGTACTAATAGTAGCACCAGCGGCAACTGTATCTTCCAATATTCTTACTGGGTCTATATTCGGACATCTACGTATGCGCACGCTACTAACATTACTCAAACCTTCGTATGTCAAACCTCCATTAGGATAAGTGACTTTTGACATACCTACAAACACGATGTCTGTCATGCTTGCTGGGAACTGTGCTACTTCCAATGGACAAGCCTCAGCAGGAGTGAATGCTCTTAACGTACTACCCTTAGCAAGGAATGTCTTTAAACGTGGACAGTTTTCTGCTCGCACGCTAAGCACCTTGGTGTGTTGTATATCAATCTTCTTTAAGAAAGGCATTGCAGGAAGATTAAGAGAAGTCAGAACACCTGTTGTGTAGGCAGGTGTATAACTTTCTCCACCAACTATCAATTCTTCCAATAGTGTGCAAGTGCTGATGTCGAAGCCCTCTTGCTTTGGAGTACACGCTGAAATATCAAGTACTGCTAATTTGTCAGCGCCAAACACATATACCATCTTGCCACTCTCCTGCGCTGCATTGGCTCTTAATGTGTAACTCTCACCTGCTCTAAGGTAACAACTATCGGTAACAGTGTCCGCACGGTCTTCTCCTAAACCAAAGAAACCATCTTGCGCTGCTGTTATCTTAATGGAGATTTCTCCCATCATACGTGCTTTGAATGGTGCCGTATATAGGTCGCCCACCTGATAATAGCCATCACGCAGCTTAAAGCGTTTACGCTGGTAGTCTGGTAAGTCTTCCAAACGCAAGCCGTGAAGTGCGTAGAAATAGTTGGCTGCTGCTGTAGAGTTCTGAATATACTTACGCTCGCCATCGAAAGAACTGATGACCTTTGCCCAACGTGACAGACGCTTTGTAATCCAATAGTAATAGCAGCCATCAGCACTGAATACTTTTCTACTATTACGTTCTGTCTTACGCATAGCAGCTGCCACTTCATGTAGTGTGATAGTCGTTGTGCCACTATCATCTACCCATAAGTTTGGTGCTGCATACGTCTGAACGAATGTTACACTATCCCAACCTTGGTATAGATGTGAAGTAACGGCATCCATATCCCAAGGAATTGTAAGACCGCAATCATTATCGCTACGGTCTACACAGTCGCCATCGTACCAATGATTAAAGTAGGCTCGTATCGTTCCATCTGGTTCCAAATAGAAGGCAATCATCATATTCTTACTACGCTGGTCTACTGCTGCCTTGTAATCGGACGCAATAGTATAACAACACAATGAATATGGATTGGCGTACTTATGTACTTCTTGCTGCCATTTCTTTAGGCGATTTGCCTTTGTTCCTGGTACTGATACACCACCAAGTGTAATGTTCCCATTCGCTTCTGTCTGATGTTGGTTGCATTGCTGTGAGAACACAAGCCACTTATAAAGGTTATAAGGGACTTTCTTGCCTGCTTTGTAAAGCTCTTCAAGATTGTCATCATCAGGATATCGAGTTTCATAATAACTCATCCAGATTGGTGCTCCTGTTGCAGAGTCAATACGCATCATGTCATCAAGACTGTTCACGCCCTGCCCCCAGCATAGGCTATCATACTTTAAGTATTCGTAGCACTCTGTTGGATTTACAACTCGTCCTGTAACACTCCACTTCTTAGTAGCCTTGTTAAAGGTCATACTGCCAGTAGTATCTATCCAGTTGCCACCTTGATACTGTACATAGTGGTCATCACTGGTCTTGTACACGTTCTGCCAAGTGTAGTTCTTAACATCATCTGCAAGGACTTCTGCAAGCGTTTTGTCGACTGCAACAGGCTTTTCTACAGCCTGTACCTCTCGCATAGCACCCTTACCGTCATTCTCAATCACAATATGCTCATTGCCACAATACTCACTAAGGACATAGATATTTCCCGCAATTAATTGGGTAGTGTCTGCTAATACTTGCGACTTGAAAGCTGTTAGTGTTTGACTCTGTGCTGCTACGAGTTCTGTAAAGTCACCATAGTTGAGGCACTTCTTACTATATCCGTTAACCCCCTTGAAGCCAAAGAAGTCAGCATCACCCTTGTCTGCATTGAAGTTAGCCTTAGCATGGAAATATGCCTTGGTAGGGTTCTCGGCATCGCTGTGGTTCATTCGGCTATCGGTACGGAACAAAGCGCATGGAACGCTATCAATGCTGGTGTGTATCTCGTACTCACCCTCATTGTACACCTGCGCTGGTGTCATATACTTTTCACCCAGTGCTATTTGAGTCTCGTTCATCAACTCCATCATAGCACCATTGTGTGCACCGCAGCTATCAGAGTAGTCCACCTTAATACAGATGATATTAGTGAAGTTTCCACCATCTACAACTTGTATGCGGTTCTTGGCAGCCATCTTCACACACTTATCATACTTGGTAAGTGCGTCAGCATTGCCAGGGAACATAGTCTGAATCTCTTCACGTGTATGCAATAAGGTGACAATGGCTTTCTTCATCTTACCTTTCTTATTCTTGATAGGTCGCCATGAAGAGGTTGTTCCTTGATTGGTCTGCGTGATACCGATTATCTTGCAGTTCTGCCAAGGGCGGTCTGGGAAGTAACAATACCAGTCTACTATCTGTTTTGTTTTCTTGTCTCCATCTTTCGTTTCAAGATAGTCAGGATAGTTTGCAGCAATGTCTTCTGCATCTGGATTCTTACAGATAGCACATACCATCAGACCTGCGTCAAGACACTTCTGCATTGTTGGACGGTCTTTGGTCGTTCCCTCTGCGGTAATACTTGCCATAACGTTGTTTTGCTCATACTCTCCAATCATCGCTGTGGTATCTGTCAAGCCAACAAGATAGTTATAGCATGCTTGAATATAGTTGTAGTAAGTATTCCATGCTGTTAACTCGTAGAGATACACATCTGCTTTGTGTCCATCGAAATGGATAGTTGAGTTATGATTCGCTAACTCACCAGCTTTATATGCTACAGCACCAGCCTCATCACCATTTAAGAATACCTTAATAACACCAATGCCTCCGTATGGTGCAATCGTAGATGGTTCAAACACGATGTCGAAGCGTGTCGGTTTATCATTGACGTATGGCACAAGTGCTGTCGTTGCGGCATCTGTAAGAGAACCGTTAGTAGCAACAATGAGCTCTTCACCTGTCAGAACAAAGCCCAACTTCTCACCCATGCATTTAATAAGGTGTGCGTTGCGGTCTGCAACATTCTTAGTCATGACGGTGAATGAGAATGCCAAACCGTTCGTCTCGATAGCGTTCGAAGCAAAAGGTTGATAAGTACACTCTGCTGTCACATCTTCTGCAATACGTAACGCCATACGCCCTTTGTCACCAGCTGTACCATAATCGTTTGTGCCAAAGCTATCTTTTACAAAGCCGTTAGTTGTGTAGTTTGCACCATTTACATTAATACTTACAGGCTGCCCATCTGACGTAATAGTCTTTATCGTTTTATCACTGTCAGCATTACTACGCTCTGCCATACTGAATTTAAGTACAGCACCTTCGGTTTCACTGATAGGAAGTAACGTTCCACTAATAGTAACCTTATACGATTCTTTTAATGTAGCATCACCGCTATTAACGCCAAAGAGCAGGTTATCTCCATCGTGGTAACCGATAAGACGTCTGTTTATCACCTGTGTAGTATCACGTGCCATCACCTGTCGTGTGATTGTCTCAGTCTTGTTTGTTGTCTCATTGGTAAGTGAAACAACAGCTTCTGGGCGTGATGTGCTACGCTGGTAAACTGCCACATCAAAAATGACTGTGGCATACAGTTTCTTCTTCCCTTCGCTGTCATCACTCCAACGTGCTACAACAATAGGCTTGTCGTAGTCATCAAGACTACTATCCTGCTGAATGACCATAACGGCAGTATGTAAGATATTACCTTTCACACCAGACGCAACATCTTGACCTTGTATGCGGATAGGATAAGCACCATGCGCTAATCCTGTTGGGTCTATTCTTACAGAATGTGAATACGTATCTGTAATAACAGTAGTTTCTAATGGCTGCCATGTGCCGTCTCTGAATAATTCGATTGTCGTACGGATACCTTTATCGCTACTATTCTTTGGGAAAGAATACATCAAGATATTCTTTGCGTTTCCTCCCACTTCAAGACTTGTGTCTTTGGTGTAGTGTAGGGTCTGCACACTCACGCAAGTTACATCTACGGCTACTACAGAAAGGTTCTTGCTTGCAGTGTTCCCACTATCGTCTACAACTACCATCTGCAAGCTGCCTTGTCCTGCATTTACATAGAGTGAACTCAAGTCAAAGACAAAGCTATAGTCTTCCAAAGTTGAAGAGGATGGTTTCTTTGTGTCGAATGTAGCAACGATTTTCTTTGTGGTACGGTCTACAAACTGAACGTTTGTAATACTGTTGCTTGTTTCTTGGTTTCCTGCCTTTGTAACACTCAAGATAGAAGCATGAACATTGAATAATCCACCAGCTTTACCATACAATGGGTTCTCCTTGAATGCAATAGCTATGGTTGTGCCACCCACAGATGAACCAGTACCGACAACAAACTGTTGTTCGTCACCTATACTTTCTCCTGCTTCATTCGTCATCTGTAGTTTTACAACGCCCTCGGTTTCTGTGTTAACCTTTAGATTGGTTGGGATATGTTTGTATGCACCTGCACTTGAAAAGGCTTTCTCTTCATTGTTCCTTGGCGTGCCTGTTAACTCAACCTTTGCTGTGCCTCCACCTCCAAAGGCAACCCATGGTTTTAAATCTGCAGGATTAATGTCTGGTACTTCACGAGTAAATTGGAAAGCTGCCCATACGTGCGCTCCGTTGCTATCTTTCTCAGCTGTCTTGAAAGTAAGTACCGCTCCACTTCTGAAATAGGTAAAACCGCTTGCTTGCTCCAAATCTTGGACTGCCTTGATAGCTGTACTTAATGTATATTCAACATCAGGACAAAGAGAGTTAACATTAAGCGTATTACCGATGTTAGTTCCGTTTGCACCAAAATCTTTCCAGTTACCCTCTTTGTTCCAACTCTCTGTATTGACCCACTGTTTAGAAACCCAACCATTATTAGGCGTGTTGAATGTGAGGACAATACCAGGAATCATTATCTTTTCTTTGTCCTTATACTCGCTAATCTTTTCCAAAGCAACAGAGAATGTCATATCTCTGTTCTCCATACCTAATAGCTTGTTGACATTTACAACACTACGAGCAACGGCTGCCTTACCATCATTCTGTAATGCTTCAATATCTCTTTGCGAATTGGTAAGGTTCTGTTTTAGTTCTGCGCCCTCATTACCAGGAAAAGCCGTCCCTGCAGTATAACCCAAAGCGAGGTCTGAACCAATAGGAGCTAATTTCGTTCCGCTCCACCTATAGGTAATATTGTCAGAAGAATCAATATATACCTTACCACTTGCAGGGGTGCGACCATCTTTAGAAGCAGTACCGTAATTGTCCGCATCAGACCAATCAGCATAATATGTGGTTGTACTATCTTCGTCTGATGCTACTGCCAATACAAACTTATTCTTAGCTCTGTTGTAGATAACTTTAGTATGTTCATCTTTTGATGACTTATCTGTAGCTTGCTGCTGTGCTGTCAAGCTATCCAAACAACTATCAAACTCTATAACATCATCGACGTAACTCGGCAAGTGAGCAGATGGTACTTTGCCTTCTTCGTCTAAAGGTGCAATACCATTTGCCTTGCCTTTCGAGTCTTTTATAGTGGTTAATTCAGCATTCACATCAGATGCTGCTTTCTTTGCGTTCTCGGCAGTCTGCTGTGCTGTTTCTACGGCTGTGCGAGTTTGGTTCACACTATCGCCTTGTGTTGTTACTTGTGTTTTGAGTGCTTTTACATCATCTTTGATGCCCTTAACATCGGTCTTCGCAGCGTTAAGGTCACCCTGCAATTCAGATATGTTACCATTGTATTGTTCACTATCCACTGTAGGGTTTCCTCCATTCTCTCCTGTTGCTACCCATGCACCTCCATCTGCTACATAGATAGGTGCAGGCAAACTGCGTCCTACGATTGCCCACCACCCATCATGCGGACGTGGGTATGCTTCACGAAGTTTTTCGACTGTGGTAAAAAGACCCTTGTTGGCTGACTTGACATTCTTAGCCTCGAGCCAGCCCTCTACAATTAGATTCTTCTTTACTACAGCGTTGCCTTGCACATGGGCATTACCACCTACACCTACGTGACGTCCAATACTAACATCACCCTCTATTTCGGTTGTCTTAATAGAACTCATACTAACAGTTGTTTACTTAAATCGGTCATTACTTGTGATTGTTCTCTTTGCCCAATTGTAGCAAGCACAAGGGCTGCCATCTCATAGATAGCGGATTGATAGCAACGCTCTGGTATCATTATTCCCTCGTTATCATCAATAGATGGTAGAGGATAATACAAAGCTTGTTCTACAGTTGCAGTATCGTCATTGCATGAATACAATTCCAACACACGTCCTTCAGTACGACTCACAATTGCAACTACTGGCTTTTGTGGATTTCCTCGTAAGCCTTTGTATCGTGAGAACTGTAACTGATACCGAGGGTCGCCTGCGGTAATAGGTTCATATACTGGACGCTCCCAGTCACTCATCTTAAATACCATAAGGCGCATAAAGTCATCAGGAAGCATCACCCAACCCGAATGCTGGTTGCGCCAATAAACAGCATCGCCAAACGGAACGCCACCATCAAGCAAGTGGATAGGTGCGTTGGTAACTGTCCGACGCACCCCCTCCACGACCTTACTATAGATGATGTCATCAAGCATCAAAGTGTCAATGTCTTCATCTGTTATAAGTTGCTCGTTGGTTTTGTTCTCATCTATGGCTATACGTACATCACGCAGGATGTCCTTAACTTCGTACACCATATTTCAAAGCTGATTAATCAGTGAACACTACATCAATGCCATTGCTCTTACCGCAAGCAGTGATGTCTGCACGAGTTCGCAATGTACTACGCTTTACCCCAAACTCTGTCTCGAGGAAGTCCTTTGCGTCGTCATTACATGTAAACTCTTTACGAGTTGATGTATTAACGGTTTCTTCCTCTTGCTGTGTTACTGGAGTTTCATCTGCTGATTGTTCCTGCTCTTTTTGGACAGAGGTGTCTGTACCTTGCTTTTCCCCCGTCAGTTCTTCGTTGTTACCAGTTCCACTGGAAGTGTCTACATCCTCATCTTCCTGTAGAGCAACATGCTCGCTTTCAATATATACTTCCTCTTCGGTTTTTGTCTCATGCATTTTATAAATATGCCCCGACTTAAATTCCTTACTATTCTCTATTGCCAACTGGATAATTGGATTCTTAGTTGAAAAAGTTGCAGGAGTTCGTCCTTTCTCATTTGAATAACCATTGGCAAAAGAAATTTTCACCTTTGCACTGCCTACCTTGATAAGGGCTTGGTACTCTATCATACCATCCACGGCATAAATAATGTTTTTTTTCTTCATTTTGTATCTTAAATAAATAGGCGGACGGTTATAAACCTATCCGCCTATAGTTTTCTAATTGGTGTTTGAGAATTAGTTACCCAATGGAATCTCGCCTGTATATGGTTCCCATGCAGAATTCTTGTACTGCCATACTGTACCACTAACAGCTTCAGCATTAATTGCAAGACAATCTACCATGAGGTAGTATACACAGTTCTCTTTAGGAGTGGCAGGAGCTTTGTCGCTATTCCAAAGGTGCATGTGAATCACATCTGTACCATAGTTATCTGTACCACCTTCACCATCTATCCACACATGACAGGTTCCCTTCAGACCGAGACCATCCCACACAATTGTTGAATTGCGTGTTGCCTCTTCGCCCTCAACACGGTCTTTGTCTGTATGCTCTGCACTATAGACATAGTGTACACAACGGTCGTAGGCAATCATGAAACATGAATTGCTCCAACGCAGACGGTCAAGTGTTGGGTCATGCTTGAACTCCAAATTTCCGAAGATAGTATGGATGCGTGTTACCTCCCAACCAAGATTGTTCATATTCACTTCGAAACGCACTTCAGGGTGATCTGAGAAGTCAATAGTCTGAATCTTCTCTAAGAAGTTCTTTCCACACAAACCAAGGATAGTGTTAGGGACATCTTCGCCTGTAAAAATGAGTTTGGCAAGAGCAATGAATTTCTTGAAATTCCATTTGCCATCGTCCTTAATCTCTTTCTTCACCTGATAGCGTACACCCTCTGTGAAGTAAACATCCTGCGGACCCAGCTTGGTATCAACAGTAATCTTACCTTTCTGACCTGCATATAGAGTACGATTCCCCTTAACCTTAAAGTTTGTTATCTGCGCCTCTGCAATGATTGCTTGGTTAAACGGAATCTGCTTCTCCTGTGCGTCGAAGTAATCTGAAACAACACGGTTCAAGATACGCTTCTGCAGATGTAAGTCAATAGGTTGTGGCGTGATGAGGTCTGGGTCAACTTCCTTCTGTGTCTCATAGCAGGCATTAGCCATAAGCACACATACAGAACCTGCAGGTATAGCTGGGGTTGTACAGTTCTCATCACTTGATACAGCACGAGGACCATTAACAGCAATAGCTACAGGGTTACCAGTAGTTGTGTCCCTGCCGACAATGAAAATCATCAGGTCTTTACCTGGAGTAGCTTTCTGACCTGTTGCATCGTAACCATCAACACCCTTAACAAGGAGTGTGGTATAAGGTCGAGGCAGTTTCTGGTCTTGACTGAGTAGAGGAAGAATGAACTGATTATCCGTGCTCTTCGCTACAGCATCTTTGGTTGTTACGAAACTTTTGGGTTCGTCGATGATGTAGTGTCGAACGACTGGACTCTTAACATTCACTCGCTTAGAATGCAGCATAATCTGCATCATAGGAGTGTCGTCGCTCTTAAACTTGTACAGCTTCTGGTCAATGTCAGGCGTAATAAGGTTACCTGCGCCAACGCCACCTGTAGCACCAGCAGTTGCACTGACAGTTGTAGCCTGTCCACTAACCTGTGTCTGGGCTCCTGCTGTACCTGCTGTAGGCTGCTGATAGCCACCTGCATGCTGTTGTACTGTTTGTTCTGTTGCCATTTGAATAAAGATTTAAAATGAATAATCTATTTTTTACATGCTGGGCTTGACGAGGTTTTCTGCTTTGATACCACCTGTAGCATTGGCTAAATTGCTTACCGTCGCTGCTGCCCCATATACTTGGGTCTTGTATCCTGCACTCCCTTTAGTTCGTTCTATTTGGGAATTGCTGACTATTTTTACCACTTGTTCTATCATGCCATATTTGCGATGTCGAAGATATCCATACCTTGCTTGCCACTTCCCTGCTGATTGTTCCTACCATTCAAAGGTGCAAGTCCATCACCGTTCTTATTCTTGCGTAATTTTTCGGTGACCTTTTGATTGCGTCCTGCAACCTCACCTTCTTCTTGTGCATCTGCAACATCTTCGTCATGGTTAATTGCTTTTGTCATGAGGTCAAACATCTCTGGTGAGAATTTACCCATCACACCATCACGCACAATGTTGATAAGGTGGAAGATAATTTCATCTGCCTGCTCATCAGTAAGACCACGCTCCTCTTGGAACTGCTTGAGTGCATCAAGAGATTTTGGTAAGTTCTCGGCATACTCATCATCAAGCTGCTTGCTCTTTGCAATACGCTGTTGCTCCTCTGCCCATACGTCTGCAAGTTCCTGCATCTTATCAGGGTCATCGAGCGTTTCCTTAATGTCAGGACCGAAATTCTTCAACAGACTAAGCACAGGATTGCCACCTTTGCTCATCTCGGTAAGAAACTCTGCACTACGAGGGTCGGAAGCAAACATGTCAGAAAGTGCTTTTTCACGCTCTCTGTAGCCACCGAGTTGTTTTTCGTAATTGTCATAGTCTTCACCTATCTGACCGTATATTTCTTCGTCATCCTCGAATTTCTTGTCGGGGTACTTCTCACGTAATCGACCGAGTTGTCGGTCTCTTTTGCTGATTTCATTATTTTCAGTTGTAGCCATGTCGTTGATACTCGTAGAGTTACTGATTTATTTACCTGCAAATATAATGTGGTAATTATTCCTTTCTCTTTTATCTATTGTGAGATATTTTTAGTATCTTTACAAGCAAATTGACTAAGACTGGTGAAATATTACGGAAGCATACTCGACTTTACCCAAGAACGTAACCAAGAACTTATGCGGGTCTATCAAGAGGAACTATCTAAAGCTGGTTACATCGTTATGCCTAAAATCTTTGAGCAAGTAGCAAACTCGCCATGCTCACGGTTTTGGGTGAGTGAGGAACGTGCGGCTATTGTGATTTCTACTTTGTTAGCTGGCAAAGTAATTCCCAATATGCGAAAAAATAAACGTGAAATGTTTGATGAGATTTTTCGTCGTTTTCTTATTGCACGTGAACAATATCCTGAAAAGTCTATCTATGCGCTCGCTATTATGGTAGTAAACCAACCTGCACCTAAGTTTTACATGACACCTCGTACTGTAGGAGAATTAATCTACCGAATTAAAAATGGTTGGTATGAAAAGCAGTTCAATAGGTATAAGAATTATTCACAAGTCGATAAAGAGGAACTCTAAATTGTGGCAGCAGTCATTGGACCACGATGATAATGTAACCCTCGTTCTTTCCTCTCAACTATCGTTGGCATATCCATTTCATAAAAACAGATATGCATACCTATAGCTCTCGTCATAACCTTATCGTCATGTCTACCAGATATAGCACCGTATGAGCCATTCTGTTTCTTCTCATACACAAGCAATTCATCAAGTGCACGCATATCTCGCTCGGTGTATAAGCGTTCACGAACACACTTGATAAGAGTTGATATAATCATTGGCTTTGTAGCAGGATTGGTGTTAAAGCCATACTTCTTGGGGAGTCCCTGCCGTATCTCGTCCTCGCTCTGTCTGCGTGCATACATATTAGGATATACACTTCCTATCTGATTGAGAATGTACAGTGATTGGTCTCCACCCTCAACATGACGTTCTTTGTCTCTACTGTCCATAGTGTTACTTTCTATAACTAACAAGGAGTTGTTATAGAAACCTGCAATCTGTGCTGACTTCCATGCTAATATATCCATATCACAATGCCCGTACCATTCTGCCACTACAGCAGGGCGACCACCATCCATAAGATTGATACGGTCAAAAACAACTATATCTGACCAGTCGGCTTTTTCCGTTCTACCTCCAACGTCGACCACAGTAAGATAACGGTCTGTTACTTCTACCTCTTCATCTTCTTCTGGCAATGCCCACACCCACAATAAGCCTTGCGCATCTTCATGGAAACGAAGTCCTGTAAGTGCTTCTTCACCCTCAGACTGTTTCCCATAGACATCGCCTATAAAACGAGGAGGACGACATGCAGGCTTGAACTCCTCCACTTGGTACCTGTCGAAAACCATCGAACCAGAGTGTACGAACGCCTCTATATCATCTGATGGATACTCACTTGCCATAACACCGTGGTCGTTCTTGCCAGAGCGTTCTTCTATATACCAGTGTATAGCTTCAAGAGTTGCACCTTTATTCCATAACCACCATAAGTATTTACCACTTTCTTCACGAGGAGACATCACATTGGCGTTTTCTCTATGGAGATAGAGATTTTCAGCAAAGGCTTTAAGCTCTACGTGAGAATTAAAAGATAAGGAGTACTGTTCAATGTCAAACCATGCTATAAACAGCGCATCAAATTGTGAGGGGATATGTGGGTCTGATGCTGCTTCATATTCACGATGGAAAAAGTTTCCTGTACCATTTGCTGTACTTTCCATCACAATCATAGTATAAGGTTTATACAAGATACCAGAACAGGCTGAACGCACAATATCTTCTGGCGTCTTACCCTCTGTGGATTTCCATATACCTACCTCAGAAAGATGCACAAGGTTGTAATCACCACCACGGCAACCATCGGGACGCTCTGCCGTACCAATCTTGATTTTGCAGTTACGTTGTGGTACTCGGTGGATAGAACCACTCTTGCCGACACCTACTATCTTCGCCTCATTGTCTGAGTATGTTTCACCCATACTATGGAGCAGTTCAACTGGGTATTCCTTTATCATGCGGTCGAACATGTCCTTGATTTCATCAGAGGTAGAGCCCTGATGTGCAATGATAAGAGAGTTCAGACCTACTTTATGTATGAACTGTAGCCATGCGAAGTACATCTGCGTTGCGGTAGAACCACCCCACTGACGAGCTTTCAGGAGAATAAGACGGATAGGTTTATCGGCAATTCTGTCTTTCTCAAACTTTTCTATAAGTTTCCGCTGTGCTCTATTAAGTTTAAACAACACATCATTACCCCCACCTTTTGCCTTAATATATGCAAGTGTAGCTGCCCAAAAAGCAAAGTCGTGCTTATAACGTAATCGGATAAGTTTCTTAGAAACCTTTTGACGGTCCGTATCGTTGGGGAATACATGTAGAACGTTTGTCAGGAACTTGTCAATAGAACCATGATGAATGAGTTTCTTCACGAAAGGTATCTTCATCATCGTGTTTGGAAGCCATTGAACTGGCATAACGAAATCGGAGATACATACTCTTGTACGTTCTCCGATAGAACCCTCACCTGTTACAGGGTTGAACTTAGCATAGATTGCTTCGTTTCGTCGGTCGTTTTCTTTGATGATTTTATTTACCTGTTCCTTATCTGACATACTACCTTTGCAACATCTGCTGTCCTTGCTGTACTGCCTCCATGTTAGCTTCTTGCTGTACTTGTTCTGCAAGTTGTGGTGATAAGCCATCTGGAGTTTGTCCGTTTTCTATCTGCTCCTGTTGCGCCTTGATACTCTGCAATAGCTGGTCTGCAAATGGGAAATCACCATTTTCAAGCAATTGCTGTACACTAATAGCACCTGCTGACCACATCTGCATAAGCAAATCATTAGACATAGCACGATAAGCTGGTGTAGCGGTACTCTCTACAATAGAAAGGTCAAACTCAACATCACGTATTTTCTTTGGGTCGTATTCTACAATAGTAGCATTTCTACCAGCAATGTTAAATACTCTTGGAGTATCGTAGAACTGTTGGATATTCTTAACGTCTTTACTTGCTCCATCTCTTATAAATGACGAGAATGTATCAAGTAAATCAAGGAGTGATGTAGTTGCGTTTTGTGCCTGTTGGTTATACAGACTTGCTGACATGCCAGAATAACCTGGCTTACCCTGTAGAGCCCCATTTACACCTGATATATCCTCAAAGAACTTCAACTGCATATTCAAGAGTTCGGAAATACCAATCTGTGTACAGTTGTTTGCAATCTGCTGAGGTAGTGCCGTACCAGTTTTAGGTTGCTTAATCATAATGACACCATCGAAGCGTGCCCACTCATTTGCAACATTCTCCATGCTCATACCCTTAGGCAAACACTCTTCTGGGAATAGTAGTACACCCTTTGCGCTGGCTCGCATTATCCAGTCGTACATAGTGATAAGGCGGTTAGTATAACGCTGCTGGTCTATTACATTACTAACAAACGAGTGTATCTCTCCGTCGATGAATGGGTATGCCTTAAAGACATAGGGATGGCTCTTATGTTCGTAGGGGGTTTCCCCCTCATCAAGGATATCTCCAAATGGGGAGAGGAAATAATAATACCAATAGTTATCCATAAACCATTCGTATTTGATGAGTGGCACATCTTCATCAGCCATTCCAAGTTGATGTGCCTGTTCTATACGCTCACGATTTACACTGCCTACAAACTCCTCGAAGTCTTCAATGTCAATCTTGAATACATCACCGTTGTTCACATCGTGACAACGATAACGAGGTTTGCTTTCCTTTCTCCATATTTCTATTACCCTACATCGTGTTGCATCGTTCGGTACAAGGAAATCATAGTAACTGTTCAATGGGTAACCAAAACTTTCATACGCCATACCGAGCGCACCTTTGTCTCGTGCAGATTCGTATATCTTTCCTAACTGTGCAACATCCGCAGAATTTTTGGCAAAGCGTTCACACAATTGCTCAAAACTAATATCGTGTATCTCACCTAAACAACTAACATCCCAACCTCGGAAATCACGCATGTTGTTATCTATAAAGAAGTTGTTAGGCTGTACATAGTCCGTCCAACAATCGAGTTTGTTTTCACGCCAGCCATACCATTTGCGCTGCACAACAAAACCTGAGATAAGAAACTCCTCCATACAGCGAGCATTTATCTCTGTCATACGGTTTAATTGCATATTACATTGTAAGACCGTTGACATGGTTTCTCCGTATTTCTGTTCGTCACGGTCTCTGGCTGTACAAGTCGGCTCGCTTGCCTGACTACGATATACGCCAAGCACAGCATTCACCATACGCTTGATGAGGTTGTTTTTAAGAGGTACGTTACCTTGTTTCTTAATATATTCTTCCTCGCTCATGCGCACACCATCTACGCATACATAGTCATCCCACTGTTTGCCGTATGTATACTTTTTGTTGCGCTCACGGTCTCTGCGGAATGTATCCATAGCACTCCAATACTGTTGTGCTTCATACAGAATATTATAAGCACGAGTATGTCCATCCAATATATTGGAACGGAGTACAGTGTCTGTTTCAGATATTGGCATTACCTTACTTGCCCGATGTAATCTTTTCTTTGCCATTTAATTAGATATTGGGATGATGCAAAGATAATTCTTCACATCACCCCTCATTGTTTATCTATTGCTACTTAGAGGTCTTGAGTTCATTGACCATTTCCTGTTGTACCTTAAACATTGCCTTGGTAAGCTGCTCTCTTTCTGTTGGAGACTTTGAGTTTAACCAAGCTTTTGTGATATCATTCATATCACTGTTATAGTCTTTCATTATCAGGTAGCGGTCGTATTCAGGAGTATTCTCTAACGCATTCATTTGTTCGTCAGCTTCATCCTCGTCTTGCTCTCTGAGTTTCTTTATAGCACTTAGTTTTGCAGCAGTCTCTTTGTATTCTGCTTTCCACTGTTCTAACTCTTCCTTATTAGACTTGCTCGCAGCAGCCTTAAAGTTTTCTCTCGCTTTCTTGTACACGGTCTCTTTTCGTTTACCGTCTTTATCTGCTATGGCTGCATCACTATACATCCACCCTGTGAGTGGTGCACTGCGGTGTCGCTTGTACCGTGCAAAGCGTTCTGCAATTTGACTTGGTGTCATCTTACTTGCTTCAACACCACTCGCACTTAACTCGTCAAAGTAAATCTTATCCAATTGACTTTGCGGACAGTTAAGAACACGAGCCATCAGTAATGCACATTCCCTTGAGGTCTGCGCATCATCACCACAATAATCCATGATAGCTACCATAGCATCTGTGATACTTTGTGGGTTTACACCAACAGCAGACTGAGTAAGGAGATTTACACAATCGTTCAAAGCTTCCACATTATCCTTTGGGAATGTCTTTAAAATATCGCTCAAATCACTAACCAGCGGCATATCTTTCGTAACTGTAGCCCAATTCCCTTCACCTTGAAGTGCCATATTACCAGCTTGACTAAGAACATCACCACTCGTTAAACCCTCAAGGCTACCAAACAAGGCATGCGTTAAGGCATCATCTGTCATCTTTTTCTTCTCATCATCATCATCGCCAAGAATAAGATAAGGAAGATAAGCTCCTAAATTCCATGCAAATTGTAACAAGAAGCCAAATACGGCTATTCGTGCAAGGTTATGAAGTGGACCCTTGCGGAGTTCTTCATGTGCTGCCTTTTTGGCCTGTTCTTCTGTCAGTCCCTCACGTTGCAATTGCTTAACCATAAATTCTTCTGCTCGCTGACGATAATCTGGTGTGAACAGCTTTACCTCATTTCGGAATGCGTCATACTGTTGACGAGTGTAGGACATTGACGAGTTTCTAAACACCGTGAACAAGACACTTAACCATGAGCGGTCTACCTGCATTGGGCTTAGGAATGCTCCCTCGCTTGATTGCTGTGTAGAGTTATAAAGAATCGTTGCGTCTTGCTTTGCACGCTTATCAGCAGTTGCTTCGTCAAATCCCCAACGCTTATACTTAGCATAACGTGACTGGTACATAGCATGCGCACCCATTGCAACAGTGAGCGCATCAACAAATGCATTAGGAGACATACCTATCATCGAAGCAATCTCTACTATACGACTACGCCATGCCTTCCAGTCCATATCGCTCTTCATCAGTCGAGGGTCACCTGCCATACGGCTCTGCCAACGCTTTTCGAATATAGGAAGATTCTTCATCGACCAATTCCATGCATTAACTGGGTTTACTACATCTTTCGCCAGATGAGCTAAACTCGCATCTGGGAGATAGGCTGGGAAAGACAGGAACTGCTTCAATGCCGTGAAAACACGAAAACTTACCTTTGCAGCCGTAACACCCTTAGCTACGTTGACAGCTGTCTTATCAAGTTCTGCTATTGGTGGACGATACGCACCTACAGCCATCTTACAGACACTACGGAAATTCTTCCATAACGCAGCACCAGCACCGTATGCACTAGACATGTTCATCACTTGATTTCGGAAACGCTTGTAACTTAACATCGTATTGATATCACGTGTTAGTTCTGCAAAGGCTGCCCAATGCTCCATCTCCTGTAGATGGTCAGCTATTACATTGAAAGCGTCAGCACCTGTGACATCTAATGGTTTGTTATTACGTGTTCGTTTGATGATACCATTGGTCGTAGTGCCTGGTAAAACTATACCAGCATTATCGTCCTTTGCAACATCTTCTTCTTTATCAAGAGCATTCTTCAGTATCTTCAATGGGAAATAATTGTCTATTGCTGCCATAGGAGCACCGAACATTCGCTTGTGAACTTCGTTGTATTTATTTCTCTTATTAACAAGATATTCCTCCTGCAACCAGTCGGCAAGTTCTTTGAATTTAGGGTCAAGTATTTCAGTTATATGTTGTACATCTTGTTCTGTTATACCCATATAACGCAATTTCATCCTACCATCGCTCATCTTGTCAACCATATAAATATACAACAAGTTCCCTTGTGTCAGTTCGTGCAACTTACGTTCTCCGCCATCCCAGAACTCAACAGAAACCTTCCCCATCTTACGCTCTAAAGAAAACAGGTCTGCCCATTTCATTTTCTTTCCATAGACTTCACTGACCTTTGCATCGAGTTCTTTCAAATCGTCACGATAACCTGTATACTCGTTTTCTGTTGCGTCTACCCAGCTACGCATGAATCTATTCCACAAGTAACCCTCACCGTTGACATTCTTCTTGCCAAACATCCTAAGCATTTGGTCAAAAGTACCAAGTGGGGCAAGGAGGAAACGAATAGCACTATTGTTCATCAGCTTTTGAACCTTGTTATCTTTATGATGTTCATCAGTGATACGACCTTCCATATCGCTATTGCAGTTATGCTGAATATCATTGATACGCTTTTGCTCAGCCTCACGCCACTCTTTTGCACGCTTAGCACTTTCACCAAGCATGCCTCCAAACTCCGCTGCTATTGAAGAATAGGCTTCTGCACGGTCTATTTTATTTTGACGAATAGCTTCTTCGGTTGCATTAACATATTGCTTATAGGCATCTGCATCAAGCTTGCCTGCATCTTTATCTTCTTTGGCAGTCTTGATACTCTCACGTAATGCTTTCTCCTCTGCTTTGCTCTCGGTGATTTCTTCTACATAGCGTCTTGCTATCTGAGCACCTGCATACTCTATGGCTGCATTATCTGCAATTGTTTGGTCGTCACTTCCCATACGGCTCATAAGGTCAGGAATAAGAGTGTTATCTATTTCCTCTTTAGGGAATGATGTATACTTACGTGCTGTCTTAACAAGAATCTGACCTTGTGGGTCAAGGTTACCCTGCACCTCAATCCCTCTATCATTTAATCTTGTACCACGCATTGTGAAAAGTTTACCCAGTATATTTGCACCACTATGTAATTGGTTATCCACCATAATATCCATGAGCTTCTGTACATGTCCGCTGATGTCTTCCTTACCAACGCCATTCCTAACAGCACTAAGTACTCGCTTGGTTTCGTAAACACTCAAATTATCAAGTAAACCTTTATCGAGTAATACCTGTGCAAGGTCGGTCATTGCTTTTGCTGTACTGATGTCGTATGAACGCTGTCGACTCATGGCACTTCGCAACTTTTGCAGATTGCCACCAATAGCTTTCATAGCCTCAACCTTTGCATTGAAGTCATCTTTATTAGCTGCACTAATTTCTGCTTTCATGTTGGTGATGGTTTCTTCTAATCCCATATCACCATCACGGAAACGATTTACATCCGTCTCATCGTAATGAGCCTTACTGCGCATCAGTGCATCTTCGGCAGCATCCATTATGGTTGGCTTGCCACCATTACGTAGATTCTTCCATGACTTGTAAAGGATATAAGCTACATCCTTATCAGTAAGTCTGACACTCTTTGCTATCTTCAAGCCACGCAGGAACTTATCAAGGAACTGCTGTACTTTGGCTTTCACCTTTCCCCAGAATGTGAGTTCCTCTGCGCTCATCTTCTCAAAGCCTTCATAACCTATGCGACCAGCCATGTCTGCCATGTACTCTTCTGTGGCTTCTCTTCGCATCTGCTCACGCTTCTTATTGGCTTCCACCGTTGCCTCTGCACGTGAGAATACTCCCTTGTGACTTTCCATGCGGTCAGCTTCTGCATTCTTTTGCTGGGTGAGCTTGTCCACCTCGGCTTCAAATAACTTGCGTTCCGCTTTGTCGATAGCTGCACGAATAGGCTTTGAGGCATGTTCGTACACCTCACCGAGGAAATCATCAAATCGCTCCACACCTATAAGTTTTCGTAGTCCATTATGTCCTACAACCTCATGTACAGCTGTATTTGCGACATCAGCAACATCCGCATTATTGGGTAACAGTATGACTACCTCATCATTCTTGGCACTCCACCAACCTTTGGCTCTTTGCTGTCTGCGGCTCGGTAACTCTGCGATTTCCTCTGGGTCGCTAACTACACGAATAGGTGTATTCAACTTTTCAGATAGCATCTTAGCTTGCAATGCTTTTGCCTGTGGTGTAGTGTCTTGTGGGTCAATTTTGCCCTGTAGTGAAGTTTTTTCTTCTCCAATATTTGGATTTACAAAATCTTTCACTATCTTTGCAGCAGAAGAAAGCTCTGAATTTTCTGCGGCTTCCGCAATTGGTGCGGAGAGGTACAGATAATTTAGGGCTTTTTCTTTATTTATATAGGTTGCAAAGCCCTTGTTTATCCACTTTACGATGCTGTCATTGGCTTTCCCAAAAGCTGATGCAATAATATTGAAATCTACATCTATTCCCTTACCGATGGTCAAAGATACAAGGAAATTTCCATCCTTTGTCTTCAACTCTGTAAGGATAGAACGATTATCAGTTTTCTTATAATTATCGAATACGGCAATAGGGTCTGCCACGGCTGCAGGTAGGTTTTCAAGTTCTTTCGGAGAGAAACCATGCAACTTTGCTTTTTTCATCAGTTTAGAGCCATACAGCTTCATCGGCTTATCTTCGACACCTGCCGACAGAAGAATTGATGACGGACTACCAAGATTGAAAATCTTAGTATCCGCATTTTCCTCCGTCAGCCCTGCCAGTTCTCTATTGAACTGTTCATTTACTTCTTCGTCGAAATCACGATACCTGGTATCATCGTTGGCAGCTGGTTTGTCTTCCTCATCTGACAACTTTTTGTACTCCTCATCAAGACGTCTCTTTTCTTTCAAAGCCTCATCAAGTTCTGCTTGCTTAGGATATACATTCTCACCAGGGTCTGCGCCCTTGAGTTGGTTATTCACATCCTCGATATTACGCTCGTAAACCTTTTTGTTACTGTAAACCTTTTGCAACAGATTACGGAATGCCACACCTGCTGCGGTATCATCATCGCTTACTTCAACGGCATACTTAATACCTCCGTAACTTTCCAACTCTGCAACAGGCTTTCCAAACAGACCAGCATCAGTAATAGGAATACTGATATTAGCAGTTTGTTGGAAACCTGACAACTGTACTCTCTTATTCTGTTTCAGCAGTTCATGTATGTAAGCACCAGCCTCTTTCGGCTTCTCAAAGGTCTTGCGAGAACTGTAATCATCCTTAACAGAGACCGTAACCGTTGATGGATATTTACCTTCTGCATCTGCTGTAAAGCCACCACGTTCCAATCCTCGCACATCGCTGGCGTTCAAAGATAATAGACGTTCATAATTCCTCTTCTTTGTTTGTAACTCCTCATAACGAGCGTGCCTACGCTGCCAATCGCTTTCATAAGCTCTCTTGGCACGACGTAGTTTTTCCACCTTTTTGTCTTGCTTTGACTTCTCAAAGATGACAGGATTACCTGAAAGCATGGCAACAACCTCTGCAGGGTCAAAATCACCCTCCGCATCGCCCTCATCAAATGTACGGTCACCGATGGTTCCACTCTTAAACTGTGCGAATAATTTACCCTTGGTTTCCTGTAACTGATACTTGTACATGTCAAGACTACCCTCGGTAGCATAAAAGTAAACATCTACATTATCATCATTGAAGTCTCGTGCAATTTCGTTACCTTGACGAACTCCACGTCCCTCTCGTTGTTCACGGTCGGCTGGTGTCCAAGGTACATCTACATGGTGCATGGCAACAATGCGCTTCTGCACATTCACACCTGTACCCATATTTTTTGTACCACCAATGAGAATACGCACACCACCATCATTCACCTTGGCAAACAACTCCTTACGTTTCTCATCGGTGTTTGCCTCATGAATATCGGCAATTTCCTTACGAGGTATACCATAGTCATTTACAAGACGATTGATAATATCGGAATAGGCATCGTATTTCTTTCCCTTACCAGGTACGCCTGTATCACAGAAGATGAGTTGCGTGCCTTTCTGTTCTGCAAACTGGTCGTATATCTTCTTGACATTTTCACAGACAGCAGGTATCTTTCCTCCCTCTGATTCCCAACTCTCGTCTATCAAACGAGGATTGATAGCAGCTTTTGCGGAAAGGGTGCTGGCGAGTAAACCCCACGGAGTATTATCGTTACTGATGATATTGAAGTAACTGCCATCTTTACCCTTCACCATGTTCACTATCTCACGATTTATTTCCTGCATGAGGTCTGTCTGTGGGACTGTAACAATATGGCTGCGCATCTTCGGCTTAGGCAGCTTGAGGTTCATGTCATTGCGGACATCAGCTATCTCTGCATACATCTTAGCCAACTCTGGAATATTGGTCAGTGAGCGGAAACGGTCTTTCTCTTTCAGTTCACTGGTTACTCCATACTCCAATTCTGCTGTGTGTATTGCAAAGTTACCTGCCCAAGCATCAAAGGTTGTCATACCTAATCGCTCCATTTCAGAAGGACGCAAGTAGTTAAGCAAATGGTAAATCTCGCTAAGACTATTGCTGATAGTCGTACCAGAAAGGAATACTGTACCTTGGTCGCCTTGGTGCATTTTCTGTAGATAACGCACGCCATTAAGTAAGGCAATAGATTTCTGACTACCTTTCTTATCACCAAGACCAGCTACACGGTCGTATGTACTTACATAAGGTAGACTCTTGAAATGCTGACATTCATCTACAAAAAGGTAGTCAACACCAAGTCCCTCAAATGTAAACTCCCTGTCTATCTTTCTGTCAAGCAGATTGGTGAGTTTGGTCTCAAGATTGTTTTTTCGTTTCTCCAAGCCCTTTATCTGCTTCTTAGTAAGTTGAGACTTATCCGCTTGCCCATACAAGAACTCAATCGCATTGTCAAGCTGTGCCATCTGTTCATCGATAACACTGCGCTCCACTTCCTCCGTATGTGGCAGCATATTGTACTGGTCGTGGCTCAATATCACGCAATCGTAGTCGTTAAGTGCGATTTGGGCCATAAACTTCTTGCGGTTGTTTGCAGCAAAGTCCTTTTCGGTCGGTGCCAGTATGCGTGCTGCTGGGTAAGCTTCTCTAAACTCTTTAGCAATCTGTGCAACGGTAGACTTCAAGGCGATAATCATAGGTTTCTTGGCAATACCCATACGTCGCATTTCCATGATAGCACTTTGCATTACAAGGGTTTTACCTGCACCCACAATATGGTCAACAATACCACCACGGTTGTTGACAAGCATCCAAACGGCATCTTTCTGATGAGGCCTCAGTTCTTTAGCCATAAGTCCAGCAACATTGAGATGAGAGCCATCAAACTTACGCAATACAGTACGATTGAACTTATCATTGTACAATCGCATCAGCATTTCCTCACGCTCTGGGTTCTGACCAATCCAGTCCTCAAAGGCTGTGCGCAAGTCCTGTATCTTGTTGTTCAGTAGTTCGGTCTCCTCCTTATTGAGGACTTTTGTTTCCTTACCACCTTCTTTAACGGTGTCGAATACTGATAAGCTCTTATCTTGTAGAGCTGCGGTAAACACCTCTGATGCACTTCTTCGACTGGTTCGCCATGCATCTGCTTCACCTCCAAGTTCATTCTTATCAACGTTTACAACATACTGGTCAACCTCCGGCAAGTATTCAACTCCACTCTTGTTGTCTTTATATGTATATTTGGGAATACCAAATTGCTCAAACATAAAGTCTGTATATACCTCTGCAGGTATCCATCTTGCACCCATTCGTATGCTAATATCCTCAAATGGTATATCTTTTGGCTGTACCGCTTCAAGTGCATCTACATTACGCTGTAAGGTTGCATCTTCCTTTGCTGCTGCTCGTGCCTGCTCTAATTTGGTTTTAACATCACCACTTAGATAAGCATCTACAGTCTCGTACTCATCTTCAGTAAACGGTGTCTTGAACAGTATATCATCACATTGCTCCGCCCAGTTTTCACCTAACACATCTTTCATGAATGATGGCTTAATTTCTCCATATTCAGCAAGAGAAAGGCTAATTGCGTCCTGTGGTGTCTTGGCAGTTGTCATATCAAGTGCAGGCTTGATAGTGTTCTTTGTGAAAATGTCCGATAGACCAATAAACTTACTATCTTTATATTTCTCCAAAGAACGTAGGGCATAACCGTCAATATCTTCTGTAAGGAAATCATTAGCCTTATCGTTCAAGCGGCCATATTTCTTCACGAAAGCGTCATACGTATTCTGCAACTCTGTTCGTGCTTCTTCAAGATGGTTGTTATCCACACCTTGTATCTGCATATCAATAAGTTGCTTCATCGCCTTACGAATAGGCAACATAGCCTCAATGCGTTCTGCTTTACCTTTCAATGATGGTATTTCATTAAAGGTCGTAGTTACATCACCATACTTATTCTTGGTGCTGGTTACGACACCTATCATACCATCTTGTTCTACGATATTCCCGCTACTGATATAGTTACCGTCACCCTTATAAGCTTCTGAAACAGCTTGCTTAACCTCTCGCTCGGTCTTATGAGTATCAAATAGTTTACCCTTACGGTCTGCGACAATCCTCTTTTCCACCAAATTACGTATGGACTTGGCTATCTCATCTGTACTCATAGCACTACTAAGACCGAACTCATCGGCCCTGTATTGACCTCCTGCCTTACCATCACCAATCATCATATCCTTATTCTTGGTGAAATAACCATTCACGGTTACATCGTAAGTTTTTCCATCAGTTGGGTTCTTTAGTTGTAACTCACCTGATGAAAGGAAAGGCTTCTCAATATTAGTAGTATAGGTTTCGTTGCCACGAGTTGCAATGCGGTCTGCTTCATTCTTGTATTTACGTAATAAGATGACATCCGTTACAACAGATGTACCTGCACCCTTAAATGTGTTATCTGGTAGACGTACAACTCCTAACACCTCTGCTTTGTCCGCAAGATGTTCTCTAATTATCTGATTACTCTTAGTATCAAGAATAGCATTGCTGGTCATGATGACACACAAACCACCTGGGCGAGTGTTGTCAAGCATCTTCACAGCAAAGTAGTTGTGGATACGGTTTTGCGCAGCCTTGCGTACAGGACTACTATCATGCTTCCATGTCTTGTCTGTAACACTAAGGTCTCCGAATGGGATATTACTCATTACCACATCATAGGCATTGTCTGCTGTGCCAGCCTGCTCATAGCCTGTAACAAGCACATTTGCATCTGGATAAAGGTTTCTTGCAATCTGACCTGTCAGCCAGTCAAGTTCGACACCATGTATCATTGTGCGCTGCTGCACAGCCTTTGACATTGTACCCTCAAAAATACCACTACCCATAGATGGGTCAAGCATATTACCACCCTTGAAACCTGCAAGTTCTACAAAGTCGTTTAAGGTTTTTGCTACAGCTGTAGGGGTATAGTATGATGTTAGGGCTGCACGGTTGATGGCAGATAAAACACCACGCTTCCCGTCTGGGTCGAGTTCGTCTATAATGTCTGCAAGACGTGAAAGCAGTTTATCATTTTCTGTCTGCGTCCCCCATCTTCCATTAGAACTTCTACGCATCATGTCGGTAGAATAGGCTCTGCCTAAGTCTACACCTCCCCATCCACGATAGCGACCAAGTACATCACGCTCATCCGCAGTAGCCTCACGTCCCTCTTTCATTAAGGAACGCAGAAGCTCCAAAGCCTCAACATTCGACCGTAGTCGCTGTTGAGGTGTCATATTATCTACCTCCGAAGAGTCTTCAGGATATAGATAGTTGCGCTTAAATTTTGGTTCAGGCTGTTTGGCTGAGGCTACATTTCCTCCTCGTCCTCCTCGTCTGGCTTCACTGTGTACCAGCTGCTCACTGCTTCCTGCTGCTGGTCGAGAAGTTCTTTGGCTTTCGTCAGTAGCTCTGGCAATGGCACTTCGTCCATTCGCATCATCTCTATCTCCGATGCGTTGTCCTCGTTCAGGCATCGGTCGTTCTGCTTCACCATCTCCGTGATTTCCTCCCGAAGTGCTTCTGCTGCTCCGCTGTCCGAGTAATTCTTTTCGTTCTCCATCAGCCACTGTGCCTGCCGTGTCTGAAACTCTTGCAGCTTCTCCTCCGTCAGCTGTTCCAGTGCTTCGGGTGTCCAGTACTCCGTCTCGCTCAGTAGATATACTGCCCACCGTCCCATTTTCTCGGCTGCTACTTTCAGCCTGTCGAGTTCTTGCTGTGTCATTGTCTTTGCTGTCTAAATCATTGTTATCAAACAAATCGCCAAACAAATCACCGACTGTCGGCTCTCGCTTCAAAGATACACTTTTTTTCTTTGAATTGTTCTTTTTTGTTGGCTTTTCTTTTTGTGTAGTTGCTTTCTCATCTTCGGTATGCTCGCTCAACCTGGCTTTGCCCTTATCTTGAAGTTCACGAACAAGGCTCTCTACATTTACTTTCTTGGGCTGAGGCGTACCATTGGGAACAACGTCCTCGTTAGTTTTAGGCAATTCTAACTGCTCATTAATAGCTACTCTGTAACCAGCACGTATCAATTTTGGAAGATAGGTATCAAGTGCATGGTATGGGAAACCAACCATATTAACACCATCATTCCTTTTGGTAAGAACAATACCAAGTGTCTTAGACAAGTCTTTTGCATCATCTTGATACGTCTCGTAGAAATCCCCAACACGAAGCAAGATTTTTGTATCAGGGTGCTTCTCTTTTAAAGCATTATATTGGGCAAGCAGCTTGTTATTGGTTGGTTGTCCTATAACAGGCTGAGAAATCTCCTCAGTCAAATCCCTTTGGGGTTCTGTCTTCTGTACCTCATTAGCATTTGCCTTTGTACCATCAGAGAACGTATAGTATTCCGTCTTTCCATCTGAACCATGGAATGCCGCTAATATATGCTTATAAGCACCATGTTTAACAGAATAGACTTGCTCACCACCATGAAACTCTTCCACGTCTTCACCATCCTTTAAGATAGAACGAGCACGGTCAATTAGAGCATCTATAATTAAGTCGAGATTCTTCTTGTTTTCCTCTTTACTCAAAGACTTATCTCCTGTCACATACTCCAATAAGGTTTTCACTTTTGGATCTGCATAGTTAGTGAAATGGTCTATGACATATCCAGGCAACTCATTGGCAAGATAATCTCTAATAACCTCTTCTGAATTTCCTGTAGCAGGATTTATGATTTGTTGTATACTCTTGTCCTTGGCAATAGAGTTTAGATGCTCTGCTAAATAGGATTTTATATCAGGATTTGACTTATCACGTACTTCTGTACTGTCTGTTATTCGCCTTATACCATCAAGAAGTTCATTGTATGCTACATCAGAACTTACAAAGTTGTTTCTACCATATCTCTCTTGACCGCTCGCATTAGGCTTTTCAAGACGATACATGATGTCTCCGACTTCGAGATTATCTCCTGGGACAAGGCTACCCTTTGTATCATTAGCCTTTAAGATGATATAGATACTCAAGTTCTTCCCATCTTCCAGTGGTAGATGAATAGTAATCTCACCACCAATAGGTGCAATGCTTGCAACAGCCAATGGTTTACTCTTACGTTTACCATTCTTACCTGGTGCTGTATGAGTTGCCTCATATATATCTACACCAAGGTCGTCGGCTATGCGCTTTGCCAAAGCGGTAGCATCCTTAACGGCTTTCTTCTCTGCATTACGCATATAGCCGTATGCTTCGTTGAAGTCTTTCTCTACCTTATCAGCTTCATAGTAGCCAAGAAGTGCCAACTGGTTATTAACCTTTTCAAGTGTAGCATCTACTTTTTCGGTGGCATTCCTTACTTCTGTGTCAGTTGTTGCTCTTTTTGCAACAGTTCTTGCTTTGCTTGCAACAGCTCCTGCTTCTTCTGTAATAGCTGCTGTATTTGCTTCTGTTCGTTTCTCATCTTCTTTTCTCTTTTCGTTACGCTCTGTTTTAACTTCTTGCTCTGTCTGCTTGGCAATCTTTGCTGCTTTCTGTTCGGCAACAACCATTTCAGCTTGCTTCAATACGTCTGGAGTAGGTTTGTCGAAATTTTGTACATCAAACCTTGCTACTTCATCGCTTGGCGTGAACTCCACACTCTCATAGCCTGGCTCCCAACGAATACCCTCATAGAAAGATTTCAACCATGGACGAATTTTATCTCCGATGAGGCTAACCATCTTATTGGCGTAGTCAGAGAACTTAACCATACCATTATCAACGAGTACCTGCGTTACGCTAAGACCTGCGGCTTTAATCTTCTTACGCTGCTCCTTGGTAAGTTCGTCATCATCACGGAAGAGAATACCAACATCCCCCTCGTCATCTGATACGCCCAATAAGCTACGTAAGTCTTTAAGTGCATCGTTGAAATCCTCCTTACTGACATCTCCGTTAAAGTCAAGCCCACTATCTTTAGGATTGTACACCTTAGTATCTACATCTTGGATAGCAGTATCTTCTACGGAAACCGTATTAGCTGGTTTCTTCTCCTGTTCTTTATGAGCAGCTGGCGCTACTGCATTGCGGTAATCCTGCACTGTGAGTGGCTGTTCATCAGCTACAGCAACCTCATCAGACATCATATCGCCTAATTGTTTTGCAGCGTCCTCACTACGCACCATATACCCCTCTTGTTCACGGTCATACCAACCTCTTGGAGTACGTTTGCCCTCTGCCAATGGCTCGCTAATGAAAGTCTTTGCAGCAGCTTTCTCTTCTTTGCTCAACTCATGATTGAACTTGACGAAATACATATCACTCGTCTTACCCTTCTTGTTAGTATATTGGGTAGGAGTAATTGTGTATTTCTCGGAACTTTCAGCAGGCTTCATGTCCTCGTGCATAATTTCTTCTGAATTATGCGCATAATTTTCACCTGATTGTGCGTGTTCTGTATCAAAGCCAACTCCCATTTCTGACTTTACACTCTTATATTCAGCAAATGGTTTCGTCTTGCGGACAGAACTATCAACCCACTTTTTGAACTCCTCACGACTTACCTCGGTGACTGTACCAACTTTCCAACCATCTTCGTATTGGTCACGGTATGCTTGTACAGCTTCTTCCATTGAGTTAAAGCCATACATTACCTTATGTTCGTCGAAATCACCTGTCCGTTGATTGACTTGGTCTACGACATATACATTACCTGCCGTTGGATTATCTGACAAATACACATCAATATGGTTTCCATCTGTACCTTTCGTACCACGGATATAACCATAGTCGTGCTTCATGGTTATACTCCATTCCTTACCGTTTGCATCCTTACCGCTACGAGTACTTCCCTTTGGGTTTTCAAGTGCGATGTCATAACCATCTACTTTGATATGCCCCTTGCGATAGTTACCTGCTTCTTTCTGCGCTTCGGTTGGATTAGTTTCCGTCTGTTCACGCTGTGCCTGAACTTCATCAGGTGTTGAGGTTTCACCGATAGGGGTACTCTCTACTGGTACAGGTTGAGGCTGTCCACTGCTCGTTTCAACAGTAGCAGCTTGTTCAGCTGTATCGTTTCCTCCACTTTGTTCGGTAGCTGCTGCTTCGGCAGCTCTCCGCTTACGCTCTGCGATGGCTGCATCGACAAGGGCTTGTTGTTCTTTTGCTGTTGCATTGATAAAATGTTTGTTTATATCTGTAAGAATTTCCTCTTTATTTCTGAGGTCGCCACTAAAGATATCCAACTGCCCGTTGGCTGCCGTTTCACCCTCAGCATTATAAGTTGCAAGAACCTTTCGCAGGTCGCTCGGCTTGGTGCTGTTGAGAATGTCAGCAAGCAACAGAGTGGTTGCATCCGTTACACGCTTATCTCCAAGTTCGTCGTCAAACAATCCTTGCTGGCGACCGAATGGTGATACAGGCATACCCTCCTTGTAAGTATCGGGGTCTGCCTGCTTGGCTCTTGCTACAAGGTCTACAGCATTTGAGAGTTCTTCACTAAGGTCGTAACCATTAGCAAGAGTGCGGTTGTGTGCAATCTCACTGAGAGCCATCACAATAGACTGCTTAATTCCTGGCTGTGCAATAATCTGTCGTACTGCATCAGGGTTACTCTGGAACACCTTACCAATGAGGGTGTTTTCCAATAACTCACGCCCTGCAGCACTAAGAGCATCACCTGTACGTAGTTCTGGCAGCTGCTTATCGTTAACAACACCAGCCTTGACAAGTTCCATGATAGCTCCGTTAGCATCTTTCTCATTTGCATAGAAATCAGACAGACGGTCGTACTGTGCGAGTGAGCGTACAATATGGCCGAATGTGTTGTCTGAAACAACCTTGCCGAGTTTTACCGCAGCTTCTGGCTTACTCTGTGACTTCATTTCCTGTGCATTGAAGCGTGCAAATGTAGCTGCATCGTATGGCAACACTTCATCAGGAACGAAATGTACACGAGGGTGCTGCATACTTTGAACCCGCTCTGCTGTAAGTCCGTACTTCTGTGGGAACTCACGCAGATAGTCAATATATGCACCGTCTGTTCCTTGCTTTGCGGCAAGCTCACCAGCTATATTGCGTCCGTTACCACTTAGCGTAATACCATTATTATCAACAACAGTAACAGACTGCAACGCTCTACTATCGTAGTTATCAGCTATGCTACGTGAAATCTTACGTGCATCTTCATCACGCTCGTAATCTCTATCGTTCACACTCTGTCCATTTTCATCGATAGGGAATCCCTCTGTTGGTTTGTATGCGTTGTTTACATCATGACTTGCTGTAGCTGCACCAGCTTCTGTAAGCACATAATGACCACGTAGCTTACTACCATCAGGTAGAGTTATAATATCAGCATTTCCTACAACCTTAGGAGCAGCGTCCCACTTCTCCTTTATCTTCGGATTAACGGCATGTGCACCGATAGCCTCTTGTTCGGCTTTCTTCTCAGCCTCAACACGCTTCTGTTCTGCAAGTTCTGCTACAGCCTTTTCACGTGCAATGCGGTCAGCCTCTGCACGCTCTGCATTGATACGATTGAGTTCTGTCTGCTTGCGTGCTTTATTCACGTTGGAAATCTGCAACCACTTATCAAGTCGTGCTTCTGCATCTGCCTGTATCTGCCTTGCAGCTGCCTTATCAGCTTTGAACTTTGCCATATCTGCACTTGGCTTTACCTTGCTGACAGCTTTCTTCGCATTGTCAACATCCTTGGTAAGCTGTGCCACCATGCTTTCTACATATTCCTGTGCGTCGTCAGCGTCTTCCATGTACTCTACTACACCATCCCATGCGGTTTCAGGGTCAGTTTGTTCAAGCAATGGTTCTCCATTCTCGCCCTTAGGAATACGCTGCAGTGCGGTTTCAGGTTGTTGTGGCAAATCGTCCTCAATAGTTTCATTACCTGGTTGTAAATCCTCATTCTGTGGTAAATTTACCTCATCCTCATTCTGTACATCAAGATTCGTTTCCTCAACGGCATCATCTTGCTGTATAGGTTGTGGCTGTTCATTTTCTTCCTGTTCAGGTATTTCTTCTGATTCAGAAACTTCTGTTTCAGCCTCATTACCTAATATAGCCTGTTGCTCTGCACTAATAGCCTCGTCTACAGCTTGCAACTCCATACTTGGGTCTACAGGTTCATCTACTTTAAAGATTTGCTCAGGAGAAATGAATTTCAATTCACCAGTTTCAGCATCACATACAACGACACTCTCCGATGAATGATGAATATCTACCGTAGAACCATCGGGGAACATAGTTACATTTCCACTGACGATATAAACCTGCTTGTCATCAACTTTCAGCGTGGCAGGGTGTATCATGCCACTCTGCTTATTGGTACGTTGAGCAATCTTGTGCTCGGCTTCTGCACGTTTATTCTCGCTGTTTTCATTGGCAGCCTCTGTAAGTCCATCCATTGCAGCCTTGGAATTGACGAAGTATGCTACAGCGTCCTGCTGTTCTGGTGTAAGCGACTGGTCATTCATTACCTCCCAAGGGTCTTCTTCAAGCTGAGCAATACGCATTTCTGCATCATCAGCAAACACTCGTTCGATTTCATCGTATGCTTCACGATAACGAAGTACGATAGCATCAGTATCGGAATTATCACCCTCTGTGTCTGCAACATTAAAGGCTTCTTTACCCTCATCGTATGCTTGCTGACGCTCTTCTATACGCTGCTTGTATTCTGTATCAGCTTGCACGTCTGCAGTCTGTCCGTCTTCTGTCTTCTCCTGTTCTGGGAATAAAGACTTAATATAGGTATCAACAAGTTCTTTCTCCTCTTCTGTACGGTCTTTCGGCATTTTACGGAGTGTTGCATCTACATCAAGCCCTGTTTCCTTATTGAGTTTTGCCCGAATTGCTTCTGGACGGTTAGCATCTGCAATATCACGATTACGCTCTATAGCTACATCAATAGCCTTTGCTTGGTCTATGAGTTCTTGAGGCATATCCTCCTGTCCACTCTTCACCTTTCGGTAATTCTGCAAGACAGTCTCCATGTCTGCATCAGGTGCAACTTCCTTGATAGCTGTCTCCACAACAAGCATATTTGAAGCTGTTTCCTTATATTTCTCACCGACATCTACAGAGTTAAGTTCTGACTGACGCATAATTTTATCAATCTCACCTTGTGCCGCTTTCTCATTGGTAAATAGACGAGAGGTCACAACGTCTCCTTGTGCACTCATACTCTTTACAACGATGTCTCCATCCTCTGTCTTATCTGTAGTGTACCCTGTAATGGTAGACATAGGTAACATACGACTTGTAAGGATGTAGTATGCCTTAGCACGAGTAGCTTCGCTCACCCCCTTATCATTCATCAATCGCTTCATGGCTTCGTAGCCGTCGAATGTGTCGGGGGTAAGATTTTCGTAATCATCTACAACCTCTTTGCTGACCTCATGACTCTTAGGGCTTGTACTCTTCTGTTTCTGTGCGTTACGAAATAGCATAGACAAGTCCATATAACCATTGTTACGTAACTCGTCAAGTTCTTCACTCGTAAATCCTGCATCAGAAGGTGACGCTTCCATCTGTTTATTCAGACGCTCCTTAAAGCTGAAACCATATCTCTTACCATCTGTGCGTAATGCATCTAACACACGTGGCGCACTCTTAATAGCATGGCTTGCCTTGAAACCAAGCATCATTCCCATGTTATCTGTCCAAACATCGAATGCGTCACCTTGACCGCTAATCCATTCTGGGATAGAGAACACTGTACCCTCTGCAAGCGTACTGACAGCAGTTTCACCTGCACGTAATGCCACCTTACCAACAGTGCTTGTCGTTGCTTTTACAGCCTTGTCTGCAAAGTTACCAATGATAGGCGACAATGTACCAGTTGCTGAGCCGAGTAATAATCCGTGTCCTGTTGATTTCAATATCTCACCAACAGAGAAACCCTCGGATTTTCCTGTTTCAGGGTTTACAACACCCCCTGTTGCAACTTGCTCCTCAATTCCTTTCAGCGTATTGAATGTAGCAAAGTTAGCTGCACCACCTGCAACGCCCTGCACTACACGTCCAGCAAGCGTCCCTGCTGCATATCTACTTGCAACATCTGTGGCAACCTTACCAACTGCTTTCTCAGTGGCTTTTTCAGCAACCTTACCTAACATTGCTTTGCCTGCAAGTCCAAGGGCTTTCTTGCCAACAAAACCGCCAACACCTCCAGAAACGTATGTAATAGGGTCGAGTGCCATGTTAGCCACTGTACCTATAATATTCATTGCCTTATGCTGACCACCGAATTGCGCCATTGCGTCACGCTCAGCAACCTCAAGACCATGTGAGCCTGTCCTTGATGAAGCAGCAAACTCTGCAGCTGCTTTACTTGAGATAAGCGGTTGGTCTGCTACTTTACGCAGTAAGAACTCTAAATTAGACTTCGGTAGGCGTTCCTGCACAGCATGACTATATACATTATTGTATATCTGCCCCATCAGTGCATCCTTAGCAGCTGCAACAGCACTCTTACCTTTAGCCTCCTTTGGGTGCTTAGAAAAATATGCTGTGTATTCTCTCAATCTATCATTGCGATAGTCCTTTGGCAATCTGCTGTATATTGTATTAGCCATCTTGTCAAAGTCAAAAGCCTTGTGACGCTTTTCTTGATAAGATAGCTCATCGTTGAAATTTCTATCATGTCCTGCAAGTGGTGCTCCTGCAGAGTTTGAGGCTTCTGCAAGTGTAGAAAGACTGAAACCTGATGAGGCTTTACTTCGTAGCTCTTCCTGTGCTTGCTTGTCTATACCTTCAGCTTCTTTCCATACACTATCCAGCACATCACGGATAGGATGCTCCTTATCCAATTGACGCTGCTTAGCAACATCTTCTGGGTCGTCTGGGTTCAATCCGTTGTCTGACATTCGAGAAAGAAAACCTTGCTGCACACGGAACTCATGACTTGCCAAGTCCGCTGTTGCCTTATGAGTAGTCTGCTCACCCTGTGGGGTAAGATATGTTTGCTCCATCTTACCTGTCTGTGGGTTGTACTCAATATTTCCTTTCTTTGTCTGACCATACACCCCCTGCGCCTTCTGGTATTTGCCTATGTTCTTAATCTTTTGCATGGCACGCTGCGTGTTAGCCTTTGTCTGTGCTGTCAAGCCTTGCGCCCATCCAATTGCAGCCGCTTTTTGTGCTGCCGTCATAGGCTTACCCTGAGGTTTCTGAACCTGTTGTGGTCTTACAGGCTGCGCTGGTGCGGGTTTTGTAGGTGGTACCGTATGCTGTGGAGTGGCAGTAGTAGTCGACGTAGTAGGCTTCTGTGGTGCTGGTTTTACAGGCTCACTACCAATAGCCATTGAAGTCGTACTGTTTACAGGAGTAAAAAGTGACTTATAGAAGCTGTCGTAATTATCTGGTACATCATAATTGTTCTTTTTCAGAGACTCATGTAGAGCACGTCGACTTTGAGCACCAGCTTGCCCTGATTCTGTTAATGTGCGTTCAAAACTTTCATAGTTATCAGGCACATCATAGTTGTTACTTTTTAATGAAGTATATAGTTTGCGTAAAGGCTTATCTTGCATTTCCATATAGATAGTATGTTATATTATTGTTACTTCCACTTCACACCTGTACTCTTCTTCTGTGGTGGCTTTTGTGAATAGCCTCCACCACTTGAAGTCTTTGTGGAGGTTCTACTCGTTGTACGGCCACGTGCCTTTGACGTTGTCGTTGTCTTTTCGGTCTTATTTTCCTCCTTAAATGTTCCATGCTGCTTAGCGTAAGCATCTGCGGCATCTTTCGTTCGGAACTTATGTTCTCTTCCTTTAGAGTCATACGCAGAGAACTCGCTGACGTTACTACGGTCACTTGCTCTTGCAGCTGCATAATGTGCGGCTGCTCCTGCACGTTCATTTGCAGCCTTAGCACCACTTTCAACGGTCTGTGCGCCCCTCAAATTAGCTGTAGCTTTGTTAACATTCTGCTTCGTGCGCTCTGTATTTCCTCGCTCTTGCTCTGTTTTGAGTTTTGCCTTTTGCATTGCATCAGCATTATCAGCCTCAACCTTTTTCGTTTTAGCAACACTATCAGCTGCGTCCGCTTTAGCAGTCTGTTCACGCTTTTTGTCTGGCTGTAGGTCTGAAAGCCACTGGTGTTCCTCCTGTTCTCTATTGGCTTTCTCTCGTGCGAGTCTAAGTTTTTCAGCCTGTGCCTCCATTTCTCTAACTGTCTTGGCTCTGTCATTCTCAAGGTCGCCAATTCTCAATGAGTAATTGAGGTACTTATCTCTGTTAGCCTCTCGCTCTGCCTTTAGTTTCTCCTGTCGTGCATCCACCTTTGCCAATTGAGTATCATCGGGGTTATACATATTAGGAGCGTACTGTGAAGTAAAGTAGAGATTAGACAGTGCTCTTATGCCATCACCTACAGCAGCTATAACACGCTTCGCTTTCTCTCTTTTCTCCCTTTTCTTGCGCTGTTCCTCGGTTTCGTTTGCACTGGCATAGTCCGCCTGTGCTTTCTTCAAGATGTCTATCTGATTATCATAGCCAATGAGGTCCGCCTTATGATTATCTGGAGTTGTTGATGATACAGAAGGTGTTGGAGTCTGTTCTATGTTTGGGAGTATAGAAGAAACAGGTGATACCACGGCGGTGCTATTCTGAAAGGTTGGCACAGCCCCATTTTGACGCATATGCACATTCTCAGCACGTTGACTTGCTATATTGGCAGCACCTATTGCTGTGTCAATCTTCTGCTTTTCTTCTTCATTGCTTGATTGGCTGATTGCACTTCCCTCTGTGGCAATATTAGGTTTTACCTGGTCATATCCTATTTTCGTCATAACTTTTCGTTTATCTTACATTGAGCTTCCAATATTGGATGCCGCAGATGCTACACCCTGTGCAGCTTGACTGATTGCGTCTGCTTTCTTCTGTTCTAAGGCATTCAGTTGGTTCTGAATATTAGTGTCGTTTTGCTGATAGGTTTGCTCAATCTGGTCTTTACGTGCATCAGCATTAACAGCTATCTGACTTGTAGCGTCTGCTAAAGCCTGTGAGTTCGCCGCTTTCGTTGCTGCAACACTTTCCTCTGTACCGCCCATCACGGCAGCAGCACCCTGTGCCGCACGGTTTCTGTTGCGAAATGACTCCTCCGTCTTGGTGAGGATACGCTGCGCATCTGCACGCTGTGTTGCATCCTCATTATAACGTTGGTCATACCAATCCTGATTCTTCTTTCTCTGTGCTTCGAGGTTAGCTTTCATCTTCTTGATAGCTTTTGAAGCACTGATGCCGCCAAAGATAGAGGCAGCTGCTCCTACGCCTGCTCCAATAATACTTCCTAACATATCTGAAAAGTTTATGTTACAATACTTATAATTTGCGTGCTAAGTTATTATACTATATTTGCACTCATATTTTAAGTATTGTCGCACATGAAAGGAAAGAAGACAGGAGGGCGTGTGAAAGGCACGCCAAATAAAGATAATCCACTAAAAGGCTTCATAAGAGCTCACTCCGAGAAGTATTTCACGGAGCCTGTTGAGAATGGTCTAACGCAGTTTGAGCTTGACCAGATGAGTTTAACTGCTGATGACCGTGTTAGTGCTGAACTTCGACTGCTTGAATTTCATCAAGCGAAACTCAAAGCCGTCGATGCAAATATCAACACACATAACGTATCACTTACAATTGAGGATAAGTTACGTGAACTTTGCGAGGAGGAAGAGTAACGTCTAATTCTTCTACTTGTAGAAGTGCTATAATTTAATTTTCGCTTAGGGTTTCATAGTTAAATTAAGGTTAGAAGATTGTTTTTGAGCGTTCTGTACGTGAGTATGGGACGCTTTTTATGTAGCAAAGTTCAACCAAACGCCAACCAAACGCCAACCAAACGTGAACCAAAAGGGTAGCAAACGCCAACCAAAAGGGTAGCAAAAGGCAACCAAAATCTGCAATTTTTCGGTTTCAATAGTTAAATTCATTAACATTTAACCAAACGTGAACCAAAAGGCAACCAAACGTGAACCAAACGCCAACCAAAAGGCAACCAAACGTGAACCAAACGCCAACCAAAAGGCAACCAAAAGGCAACCAAACGTGAACCAAACGTGAACCAAACGCCAACCAAAGTGTTTTTTTCGGGGAAGCAAAAGTCAAGCTCGCGCGCGCGCGTAATGGAATAAGGAATATTATATTATTTATTCGTTACACTCATAAATAACATAATAATGGAATAAAAGAAAGAAATAGAATAAAGAAAAAACGACGACGACGAAAAATTTATATTTTTAGAAGGGAGTTCTTGTCTTGCAAGTTTTGTAAGTACTTGCAAGAATAACTAAAAACCCTTCCCTTTGGTTCGCTCATAAACAACCTCTTGTTCTGTGTCGACATTCCTGATGCGAAACTGTACAGCACATCGTTCTGGAATAGTTGCAGGTAACATCGGTGTAAGGCGTGCAATTACTTCTTCAATGTTTGAAAACCCTATGTCAGAAACCTCTGCCAGAACTTGCCCTCTGAAATACGCTCTTGCATAAACCATATACTTTGGCGAGATGCGAAACTTTTCATCCTTAGGTTCATCAACACCTTGTGCTTTGCCTTGTTTGCTTTTAGCAGTAGAAAAGAAAATAAAATCAATCACTTTTTTATTGAGTTCCCAAGCAGGCGAAAAGTCCAGTTTGATGTATCCTCGTGTGACAGCATGCCCATTGCTGTGGTTCATTGCAAATGCTACCTCGTCAATGGTTGCTCCACAGTCATTCTGTGCCACCGTACCCCAAGTGTGTCGAAAAGTATATGCCGAAAACCACTCATCCTTTGGCATGCCCATGCTCTCACAGACCTTGCGAAGTCCTGTGTTCACATTAGCATTGAAGCTGTCACTTGAAGTCATGCGTGTGTGGAAGTTGAACAGATAAGGGTCGTTGTCTTCTGCCTTATATTTCTCAAACAGCGGCAACAAAATCGGCTCCACTCGCATTTCAATGTAAGCCTCATCACGTCTAACCTTGCGTGTCTTTGCCCTTCGGTAACAGATACGTCCGTCCTGATAGTCTTCTTTCCTCAAATCGTAGAGGTCTATAGTATTGATGCCTGCAAGACACAATATCATCTTTGCAACATCACGTCCTAACTCTGGCAAAGGGCTTTTCAACTTGCTTTCAGGGAGTGGCGCAGAAAAAAACTCACGACACATTTCTGGGCTGATGGCAAGTTTTTCCGTTCTGTCTGCAGCTGGTATCTTCACTTTTGCCCATGGGTTAGTCTTGATACGGATAAGTCCATTGTCATAATCGTTGTATTCCATGATGGCAGCTTTAAATACTTGTCTCATACACACAGGGTACATCTCCTTGGCACGCTTCGTAAGTTCTAAGGTCTGTATCCATCTGTTCACGGTGGGAGAGGTCAATTCATCAAACATTACCTTCGTTGTTCCGCAAAAACGCTCCAGATGCTGGAGTGCTAACTGATAATTGCGTGCATTGCGCTGCTGTCCACGGTCAATCATACGGTCGATGTGAAGCCGTGCATATTCGCTAAAGCATAAATCTGTGTCAGCTGTTCGTAGATATTCCACTACCTGTCTTACAGTCCACCTCGATGTATCTTTTCTGTTGAGCTTGTCGTTGTACTCAATGATGAGGCTGGAGCAATATTGCAGGACGTAAGGGTCTGTTATCTCATTTCCCTTTCCCAGCCCCTTGCTCGTTACATACTTGTCGGTCGTGATATAACCAACTTTCACACCTACACCCACCCGGATGTATACCTGCCAGAAGCCATCCTTGCGTGGTCTCCTGACTACTGCCTTGAATATTGCCATAATCGTCTGTCGTTTATCTATTCGTTCGTATCATTGGTAAGTCTGTGGTAAGTCCCCCTGTCGCCTATGGTGTAAATTTTGGTAAGTTTCAGTGTTCAAAAGTACACAGAAAGTGTGTACAAATGCGCATCTGTCCTTTTACGAAATTAGGCCGTAACCCTTGATTTACCAAGAAGTTACAGCCTAATCGCTTGTATATTAGCTTATTGCGCTTTACTCTTCAAAAACTGCTTGTGCCGCTGCAAATATTAGCGAAATATAGGCATTTTGAACATCCTTGGTATACCAGTCGTATTTTTTGCTACTCTTTACATCATCTCGTTAATGTTTTGTTGTTTATAGTTCTGATGATAATATTGCTTATTTGCCACTTTATTTTGCGCAGGTTGCGTTATCTTCCGCCTGACACACAACTTATCATCTGAGATTTTTTAACAAGCCTAAACGGCTTAATTTAAGTTTAAGTCTTGAAAGCTCATCAAACACCATGACTGATTTCTCATTTGCGAAAATGAGTGACCATCCTTGATAGGTTTCGCACAGCCCTGTATTCTCATCCTCGTATGTTTCACTCTCCCACCAGTCATCCATAGCTGCAAAAGCCTGTGCTGGATCTGTTCCGAAAGTGTCAACTACTTCTGTTGGATATTGGCTTAGAAGCTCTTGTCTCCATTCCTCTCTGTCGCTTCCAGGTTCATTGTGAAGTACCAACCACGCTCCCTCTCTCAGCTCCTGTTCCCATTCCAAAGGTTCTGCATTATCCATAGAACCAATGGCATGCATCAGAAGTTTCAGTTTTTCAAGTTCCTTGTCTCTTTCCATTCTATTTCTTTCTTTTAGTTTTCATTGCTTTTTCTGCCTCGTAAAGGAATATCAAACCCAAAAACCATAAGATAAAAACGAATACTGAGCATATCACATTCATCCATTTCGGATATGATAAATGCCACACCCAGTCCAACATATCATCAATTGATAGCAATGTAAGGAATAATACAAAAAAGAAGCCTATACCATTAGCTTTACTCCACATCGTTTACTTTTTATCTATTTTTCAGTTACTTTAATGCCATGCACATCAACACACGATAGACGGCATAAACATCTGACAGCGACACCTCGAAAGGAGGAAACTCTGGATTGATAGATTTACATAGCACTTTGTCAGCTGCTTCAGAAGGGAAAAGTCTTTTAATAACCGTACCATTACAAGTGTCAAGCACATATACACGTCCCCAATCAATGAAAGCCTTTTCATCAATTCGCTTAATTAGAATTTGTGAACCCGAAGGATATTCAGGTGCCATGCTCTCTCCTGATACCGACATCGCATAATCAGCCCCTTTAATAGGAGAGATAATCTTCTCGCAGCTTGACTCTTTGATTGAAACAACAAAGTCGTTAAGCGAACCACCCTGCGCAGAAACAGGGAGTAAAGGAATCAGGTGAATATCAGATTCTGTAGATGGTTGTATTGTTTGCTCCGCTTGCACTCCATTTAACATATCACCTTCTCCTGTCAGAAGCCAAGTTCTATTAAGCTCTGGGAAAGCACAGAGTATTCTCTGTAATTTTTCAGAACCAGGAGCTTTTCTTAATTGCGTAAGATATCCATTAGACAAGCCTGAGAGCCTTTCGAACTTTCCTTGTCCTAACTCTTTATATTGTCTAAACCTTGTAAGTCTATCTTTTACAGTCTCTTCCATAACTAAATTATTTAGAAATAGTATAAACAGATACTTTTACAGATAATTTATCTAAATTTCCATCTTTATTTTACAGATAATTATCTATCTTTGCACCGTAATAGTTTAGATAACTAAGCAATATCGTAATGATATTTAATAGTTAGTCTGCAAATATAAACAATAAAAACGATAATGGCAAACAGAAAACCTATTAAATTGAAAAAAGGGTGCAAGAAAAAGCTTGCAAAAATCCTCGATGTTAGCGAACCTACCGTCTACAACGCAATGCATTGGAAGTGTGACTCTGATATGCAGAATATGGTTCGCCAAAAGGCAAAAGAATTAGGTTTTATCAAACAATTCTAACGTATGCAGTCAATTCAAGTATTCAATAACCCTGCTTTTGGCAACATCCGTGTTGTAGGAACAGAAGCAAATCCGCAGTTCTGCCTTGCTGATGTATGCAAAGCATTAGGATTAACGGCAAAGTTTGTTAATCAGCGACTTAACAAGGAGGTTGTTTCAAACCACCCCCTTGAAACAGCAGGAGGAACACAACAAGCCTTGTTCGTAAACGAAGATGGCTTATATGATGTCATCCTTGACAGTCGCAAGACAGAAGCAAGACAATTCCGTAAGTGGATAACAAGCGAGGTTCTGCCAACTATCCGCAAGCATGGTGCGTACATGACAGACGATGCACTACAGAAAGCTATTCAGAATCCAGACTTTCTTATTCAGTTAGCAACAGAGCTTAAGAATGAAAAGCAGAAGAGACTGGTAGCGGAAAAGAAAATCCAAGAAACTCGTCCACAAGTCATCTTTGCTGATGCTGTTACCGCAAGTTCCGACTCAATTTTGGTAGGTGAGCTTGCAAAGCTCATCAAGCAGAACGGAGTGGATACAGGACAGCGCAGGCTATTCAAGTGGCTTCGTGGTAATGGATATCTGTGCAAGAAGACTGGCGAATGCTTCAACGAGCCTACTCAATACTCAATGGAGTTGGGGTTGTTTGAAATTAAAAAGACGGTCATTCAGAAACCAGACGGCTCTGCTATCATTAGCAAGACTGTAAAAGTTACTGGTAAAGGGCAGGTTTATTTTGTGAATAAGTTTCTAAGCGGAATAGACAATGCCTAATCAATGTAAAAGTTGCACCGATGCCTATAACAGTATCAATGGACGTTACTGCAATATGTTCAAGAAATATGTTGAATATATGCAATCACCAATCTGTATAAACAAAAAACAATAACTATGAATAAGTTTTTCAAAGTCCACCTTAATTGGCGTATAAATGTCTTAGTAGTATTGGCTATGATAATAACAATCCTTGTAGCCTCTGACTGTGACAATATTTTTCTATTGTTTCTCACCAAAATAGCAGGTTTCTTATTGGGTTATCTCACTTTCCGTCTTGGTAAATATTGGAACAGTCATAACAAGATAAACGAACTGAGAGAGCTTGCAAACGAAGAGTGACATGCGTATTGACTTCACAGACAAAACAGTCAGCTACCGCACATTTCTGCGAGACCTGTCGGCAAACATCGTAAAGATGTTGCATGAAGACAAGAACGACCCTGATTTTATGTCAACAAGACAAGCATACAAGATGTTCGGACGAAAGAATGTGGAACGCTGGCGTAGAGCAGGAAAGATACAGCCATGTGTACGCCCTGGCAAGATGGAATATGAGACTGCGCAACTACGGCTGCTTCAACGTACGGAACAAGACTATCTTAAATAAAATATTCACTTCTAACAATAAAAATTATGAGTAAAATCAATCTTACAGTCGAAGAAATCAACGCTCTGAAAAGTACAGAGATTATTACAGACGAAAGAGTACGAGAGAAATTCGTACAAATCTATGACACAATGTGGGCAAACACCACTGGTGTCAGTGGTGATGCTGCTTACGAAAGAGAAAGCAGATTTTTTAATAGCTTAATTTGCGAAAAGGAAGACCTACGTACCAAGTGTAGTAAGTTCTCCATATTCACGTCATTCCTTGATGTTGCAATATCAGGCTTAAGTATTGAGCCAGGAGTACGAGCACAAGCATACCTACTTTCCCGCTCTGTTAATATTGGTAAGGGACAGGATGGGAAGAATGTGTACGTAACACAGTGCGTACTCACAGTATCAGGGTATGGTGAACTTGTCCTCCGTGCTCGCTGTGGTCAGATACGCCACGCAGACAATCCTGTTATCGTGTACAAGGAGGATGGCTTTGAGTTCGGAGAACAGAATGGTAACAAGTTTGTGAATTACACCTGCCGCCTTCCCCACACCTCCAACGAGATTGTAGCTGCTTTCATGAAGATTACACGAAATGACGGTTCTACTGATTATGCTGTTTTGCTCCCAGAAGACTGGAAACGACTGCAAGGCTACAGCGAAAAGCAAAATCGCAAATGGGATAACAACGCACGTTCGTATGTGAACGGTAAGCCCAATGACCTATATGTTGCTGATGGTGGACAGATTGATAAAGGCTTCCTTGTTGCGAAGCTCATCAAGCACGCTTTCAAGACTTATCCAAAGGCTCGTATCGGTCGTGGTACTCAATTGGAGTCTCAGCAAACCGAGGATGTAGAAATTAATGATGACATCTACGGAGTTGGCAAAGTTGTAGACACCACTACAGGCGAGGTTATCCAGACCGAAGAGAATTTCGGACCTGCTGCGGACACTTCTGAAGGTGTTGTCGTAAATCCTACTGAGACAGCTAACACAGAAGGTACTGACAATGATGATGTTTTCTAATCGTAAAATATAAGTAACTATGAGTACAGAATTAAGTATCGTGCGCCCAGAGAATGTGCAGATGATAGCACAAAATGCACCAAAGATTTACAATGAAAATCAACAGCGTTCGGTACGTTGCACTAATGCTGGTGCTCAACTGCTATCCGAAATAAAGGAGAAAGGAATGAGTGATGAACTCGACCAGCGTTGTGCAGCCTATCTTGAGAAATCACGCAAGACGGTTAAGTTAATGAATGAGCAGCGTTCACCTATTACGAAGATGTTTGACCAGATACGCACCGAGTTTACAGGTATGGAAAACTCTATCGACCCAAACAAGACAGGAAACGTACCTAATCAAATCCAGTCTTTTCGTAACCAGTTCGCAGCAAAGAAACGTGAGGAGGAAGAAAAGCGTAGACGTGAAGAGGCTATGAAACTGCAAAAGCAGCAGGCACTCACAAAATACGAAACAGATGTAGAAGATGATTTCAGACAGTTGTTTAGCAGGTACATCACGCAACGTATCAATGAACTAACTACACTCAACACATCACTTACACTTGAGAACTTCGATACACAGTCCGTGAAGATTGTTGACTATCCTACAGCAATGCCTGCTGATTTGTTCAACCATCTTACACTCTCGGTCCTTATTCCACAGATATTATCAACAGATGAGGCTGCTAAAATTCGTGCAAGTGTTCAATCACACTTGCTTGCACAGTTCAACGAACAATACACTGCAGAGATTGGTGATTATAAAGATACTATCGTAGATGCACTAAATTCTAAGCATGCCGAACTCGAGCGCATGGCAAAAGCCAATGCAGAGGAACAAGAACGCATGAAACAGGAACTTGCGGCAAAGGAAACTGCTGAGGCTGCACGACTTGAAGCAGAGCGTAAGCGTAAGGAAGAGGAAGCCAAGGCTGCAAAGGAAATTCAGTCACAAGCACAGGAAGTAGGTAATCTTTTCAATTCTGCCTCTGTTTCTACCCCAGTTTATACTCCTAAAACCTCTGTAAAGAAAAAGATAGTTGCTCTTGATGCAGAGGGTATCATCAATATTGTTTCATTCTGGTGGAGTAAGGACGGTATGTATATGAGTGTAGAGGACTTGACGAAAATGTTCAAGAAACAGATTACAGCTGTTGAGAAATATGCAAATGATAAGGCTAATGCAGAATTCATCAATTCTCCACATGTTAGGTATGAGGATGAAGTAAAAGCAAAGTAATCATGACAACTCATAATCCAGATGAATACTATAACCGCAGTGAGGTCTCCAACTCTGACCTCACTGCACTTAAAGAACAGCTCTACCCACGACCTCAATATGGCGACCGTGAGGCAGCTTTCTACTTCGGTAGTATAGTAGATGCCTTAATTACAGAACCCACAAGAGTTGATTTCATCAACAAACTGGTAGATGGTAAGCCTGTAGATGAAGATATATGGCTACATGCACGTGAAATGCAACGTGCCTTACGTGCAGAAGCACGGCATGACCCATTTCTCGCAAAGGTCTTAGAGATAGCGGACACGCAACGCTTCATGGTGAACAAGGGGCAAGAATTTGATAACGGAGGTTTCTGTTTCACTCTTGACACTCGATGCAAGTGGGACTGGTGGTTGCAGGCTGCTAACTTCGGAGGAGACCTTAAAACAACAGCAGCTGCTACAGATGCAGAGTTCAACGATGCTATAGACTTCTTCGATTGGGACCGTAGCCGTGCTTGGTACATGGACATCGCACACAGTGATAATGATTTCATATACGCAATATCAAAGCAAAACAATAGAGTATTTAAGAAGTTTATAAAGCGTGACGATGATGTATACAGCCGTGGAAGAGAAAAGTATGAGGATTTAGCATACAAATACTGGTGTTATTCATTATGAAAGAACTGAAGCATAATCTCAAAATAGAACCTTATCCATACCAGCGTGAGGGTATCTTGGCAGGAATGGAAATGAAACGTCTCTTAATCGGGGATGAGCCTGGATTAGGTAAGACTTTACAAAGCATCGGCATTGTTGATACAGCAAATGCTTATCCATGCCTTGTTGTCTGTCCATCATCGCTTAAGATTAACTGGCAGCGTGAGTTCGAGAAGTTCACTGACAAGAAAGCACTTGTGCTTGAAAATGCTGTACAGACAACGTGGCCATATCTCCTTAAGATGAGAATGCATCATGTAGCCATTTGTAACTACGAGAGTCTGCGCAAATACTTTGTCTGGGACATCAAACAAAAAGGCTCATTTCGACTGAAAGATGTTGTATTCAACCCTGCAATAAAAATCTTTCGCTCTATCATCATTGACGAAAGCCACAGGGTTAAAGACCCATCAGCGCAACAGACTATCTTCACACGAGGCATAGCAGAGGGTAAGCCTTATCGCATCTTGCTATCTGGTACTCCTGTTGTCAATCGTCCAGCTGACCTCATCGCACAATTGTCTATCATGGGCAGGTTACCAGAGTTCGGAGGGCGCACACATTTCTTGCAAGAGTATGGCGGTGGAGACTTAAACAGAGAAAACAGAAGCCAGGAGCCAGACGAGGTAAAAAACCTCGACAAGCTTTCTTCTGAACTGTATTCTCGCTGCATGATACGTAGAGAAAAGGCAAAGGTTCTCACACAGCTACCTGATAAGACACGTACCGACCTCTATGTGGATATATCAAATAGTGAGGAGTACGCTTGTGCTGCAGAAGACCTTGCTACTTATCTACGTGAATACAAAGAGTGTACTGATTATGAGGTAGCTCGCAAAATGCGAATGGAAGCTCTTGTTAAATTTATGGCGCTACGTTCGATAGCAGCCAAAGGCAAGGTAAAACAAGCTATCGATTTCTGCCGCACGTTTCTTGCAAATGGAAAGCCTCTTATTCTGTTCTGCTCTCTGCATGAGATTGTTGATGAATTGAAAAAGGCATTTCCAAAGGCGGTTACAGTTACAGGTCGTGATAGCATGATGATGAAACAGGCTGCCGTTGATGCCTTCCAATCAGGACAAGCACAGCTAATAATCTGTTCTATCAAAGCTGCAGGTGTCGGTCTTACGCTTACAGCCTCATCTAACGTGGCATTTTGTGAGTTCCCCTGGACCTATTCTGACTGTTGTCAATGTGAAGACCGTGCGCATCGCATCGGACAGAAAGACAATGTTACATGCTATTATCTCATTGGTCGTGGAACTATTGACCATACTCTCTATAACATCATACAGAATAAACGGTCTGTAGCTAATCAGATAATGGCATCCACAGATGATATTCCAACGGATAAGATGTATTTCGACCAACTTACGGATATGTTTCTTAACCCCTGTTACAATGGAGAAACCTAAAAAATATGAGTTCTGCAAGACAGATATTAAAAACATCATCTTTGAGCTGGAAAAAGCAGATGTACTGTATGCGAATATAAAAACTCTATCAGCCTCAAGCAGGCGATATTCTATAAATAAGTTATTAACAAAACTCAAATCAAAATTGAAATGAACAAGAACATGTTAGCAAAAGAGGTAGCTGTATCTGAAAAGGTTACGCTATCAACAGCATTCAAGACCGTAGACGGTGTATTACGTGTCATTGCTGAAACACTCGCCAAGGGCGAAAGTATTCAACTTCGTGGCTTCGGCTCTTTCGTAGTCGTTAATAAGTCGGAACGTAAGGTGAACGACATCAAGACAGGAAAGCCTATCACCGTTCCTGCACACAAATCTGTGCGCTTCAAACCAAGTAAGGAAACCCTAACAAAATTAAACAAGTAGAAAGATGAAAAAATCTAAAGAAACAAAACAATACACTTGTATCAAAAGTGTGAAAGCTGAACCTTGTGATTTATATACTGCGCAAACAGCGCTTGGGCGCAAGTTCTATAAAGATGATTGCGATAATATGATGGGCTACCTCGTTGAATATGAGGACGGCTATGTAAGTTGGTCTCCCAAAAGTGTATTTGATAATGGTTACGCTTTAACAGAAACACATGTAGACAGAATGAATTTTGAGCTTAAAGAACTCAATAAACGTATTGTGAAAGCAACACGTGCTTTATATACTCCTAATTTGATGAATTCATTTGAAAGAGAACAACTATCTAAGCAATTGGAACACATGCGAGATTATGCTAATATGCTATACGACCGTATAGCATACTCTTGCCCCGAATTCAATAACGAAGATGCATGTAAACAAGATGTAACGAAAGGAGGTTCTCTATGATGTTATTTGAAGTAGGCGTGCGCATGGAGCGCACTTTAGAAAATGGTGCTCAGGCAAAAGTCCTCGAACAGTTTGTAGTTGATGCCTTATCTTTCACAGAGGCTGAGGCAAGTACAACAAAAGAAGTTTCTGTTTATGGTACTATCACCGATATAGTAACTATCAAACGCTCACGCTGTACAGAGCTAATCGGAGATGGCAGCAAGGAGAAGTGGTTTAAGGCAAAGGTGAATTATATCACCCTTAACGAGAAAACAGGTAAGGAGAAGAAAACTCCATTCTACTATTTCGTCAATGCTGATACTATCGCAGATGCTAAGAATGCCATTGATGTTTTCTTCGTAGGAACAATGATTGACTATAGCATTGCCACCCTCGATGAAACTAAGGTCTTAGATGTGTTCCGACATGATTTGAACGCTGGCAATGAAGATTGACGAATATAAGAAACTCTCTCGTGGGGCTTGCAATAAATACGGTGCAAAGCGTGTCGGTAAACATGCTTCGAAAAAAGAGCATTACCGCTCTGCTACCTTGCAGATGATGCAGCGTGCTGGTATTATTGCAAACCTGCGAGAGCAGGTAAAGTATGAACTTATACCAGCCCAGTATGGTGAATGTGGGAAAGATTTCAAAGGACGAACTACTCGTGTACTCCTTGAACGTGCCTGTTCATACATCGCAGACTTCGTCTATATTGATTGCAGTACAGGACAGACAATAGTCGAAGATACAAAAGGTATGAGGACAAAAGAGTACCTAATCAAGCGTAAGCTCATGCTTTCTGTGCATGGCATACGTATAAAGGAAGTTTAGCATGGAGGAAATAAAAAGAGACAGTTTTATTGTCTATCGCTCCTATTGGGAGGGATTGAAACTCATGGATAAGGATGTGCAGTGCGAGGTGTATAATGCAATCATGGAATACGGCTTTACTGGTAACGTTCCTGATTTGTCCCCAACAGCTGAGGGGATATTCATTCTAATGAAGCCTAATATAGATGTCAGCCTTACACGATACAAGAATGGCAGAAAAGGCGGCAATATCTCTGCGTCAAAGCGAACTGTAAGCAAGGTGAATACTAAACAGATGACCTATGACGATGAGATAAAGGAAATGCTGGAGAACAAACAGTGGAATGAGCCTGTATGTATGCAGCTGAAAATTAACAGCGAAGAATTTAAGCAACGCATTAGTGAGTTCTCAACCCACTTGAAATGTACAATGGATGGTGTGGGACATGACAGTATCGGTGATGCGCACCGACATTTTATATCGTGGATGCACAAAAAGTATCCGCCTCAAACAACATCTGAAGAACCATCACAGCCCGACTATACTTATAATGGTGGGTTCGGAGGACAAGATGTATAACATAAAAGAATAAATAACTATGAACGAATATCCTAAGACCCTTGCTGATGCACTCGCAATGTATCACAAGAAACCTACTGGTAATGTTGACTGGGACCAAGCAGTCCTTGCCTCATGTAGAAACAAAGAAAAGTCATCTTCAACTTGGTTGGAGCTGCATGATGTAGCATTGAAAGTGCATTATGATATTGAAAAGGCACGCCTCTCATCATTTGATTTACAAGACGAGGGCACATACAAAGCACATGCTAAACTGCTGCTCTATATAGCTAATAACGTCGTGCTTGCACGACAACGTCGCCAATTCGTAATTGATGATAATAATCGTAGTGTAATACGTTTCCTACTCTACTATTTCAATGGTTGTCCGCTTGCAGAAGAAGTATTCCCTGGTCGTGGATACAAACTACACAAGAATATAATGCTGCAAGGTGGTGTTGGTGTCGGCAAGACAATGCTCATGCAAGTATTTTCTGAATATCTCATGCGTATACGCTCACCTCGTTTCTTTTATAACTTATCTGTTACGCAGATGGTCAATTACTATACACTTCATAATAACCTTGACCGATTTACTTTTAATGAAGAGGAAAACAAGGGCTTCCAATGTACGCCTGTAAACATCTGTCTTAATGACATAGGCATACAGGATAAGACATTCTTCGGTATGGACACTGGCTTGCTTACTGATGAGTTCCTCCATGCTCGCAATGAGATTTGGACACAATATGGTAAGTGTGCTCATCTGACTACCAATCTTGATGACAAAGCCTTGCGCAAACGTTTCGAACGTAACGATGGCTTTGGCAGATTAGTAGACAGATTTAAGACCTACAATATTATTCCCATGGGCGGTGTCAGTCGAAGGTAACAATAAAAAATAACCATGCGAACCGACAATATCAACGCAGACTATGCCTATTGCAGGGGCGTGGCCTGTGAGTTAAGAAGCAACTGCAAACGGTATCTACCAAACCCTCCCGATGCTTATATGTGGTGGGTGCAAGAGAAGTACCAAGAAGATACTGGGAGGTGTCCTCACTTCGATGAGAATTATAAAGATTAACTAAACCAAATCAATATGGAAAAGAAAATTATCGCCTACAAAGGCTTTGACAAGAATTTAAAGTGCCGTGAATTTCAGTATGAAGTTGGTAAGGAGTACGAAATGGACGGAGATATTAAATGCTGTGAGAGAGGATTTCACGCTTGCGAGTCTCCGTTAGAGGTGTTTGACCACTACGATATGCTCAACTCTCGTTTTGCAGAGGTAGAACAGTCTGGAGAAATTGACAAAGAAAAAAATACAACGAAAGTTTGTTCTTCTAAGATAAAGATTAAAGCAGAACTTAATCTTGCAGATATTGTGAAACTTGGAGTTGAATGGATAAAAGATGTCACTTCGCCATCTAAGCTAAAAAAAGAGACGGACTTAAATGATAACGGTGGTAACTCTGCTAAGATTGGCTCAAGCGGTGACTATGCTAAGATTGGCTCAAGCGGTGACTCTGCTAAGATTGGCTCAAGCGGTGACTATGCTCAGATTGGCTCAAGCGGTTACTCTGCTCAGATTGGCTCAAGCGGTTACTCTGCTCAGATTGGCTCAAGCGGTTACTATGCTAAGATTGGCTCAAGCGGTGACTCTGCTAAGATTGGCTCAAGCGGTGACTCTGCTCAGATTGGCTCAAGCGGTTACTCTGCTCAGATTGGCTCAAGCGGTTACTCTGCTCAGATTGGCTCAAGCGGTTA